GGTCATTTACAATCGTTGGGAAACGGTTTACGAGCGTTGTTTCAAGACTTTTGGATTATCGTATTACGTAACAGATTAATTGAAGATAACCCAAAAGGATATATCGTAACGGATTGTCGATTTGAAAACGAATTAAAGATGTTGCAAGAATTGGACGTTGGTGAACCATGGTATCGCAAGTCCGTATTTATTTCTGCGAACAAACGAGAGCGTATCAAACGCATGAAGCAACGTGATGGCTCTTGTGACGAATCCAGATTGAATGATGTGTCTGAAACATCTGTTGATTCTCTAAAGAGTATGTGTGATTACACAATCAATAATTCTAAAGGGTTAGACCATCTACAACTACAGGTTGATAAAATCAATGCAGACATCCAAAGGGAGAAGAACAATGGTTAAAGAATTACATATGTTAGCAATCATTGATTATCGAACCAACGAACTTAAAGCAGAGGTTCGTAGACGAATGATGCAATCTGAACTACTAGAACAAGAAGCCGTCCATTTGATTGACAAGGCTTGTGATGATATGACAGATGCCGTAAGTCGTTTGTATTCAAAAGCGGAGTTATAATGAAGTTAATTTATTCTGGAGTTGTCATGGGCGAACCAGTACCACAGGGAAGACCACGGTTGTGCGGTCGTGGACGTTTTGTGAGAGCCTATGACCCTCCAAAATCTAAAGCGTATAAACAACTGATAAAAGATTCAATCGAACATCCCAAGGATTTAACCGATGTACCGTTATTGTTTGAACTTGATGTGTACCGTAAAATCCCATCTAGTGTTCGTAAAAAAGACCATCAAGATATGGTCGATGGATTGATTCTGCCAACGAAGAAACCAGATATTGATAACGTATTAAAAGGCGTTATGGATGCGTTATCTGGTGTCATATGGGTCGATGATAACCAAGTGTGCGATGTAATCACACGTAAACGCTATAGCGAAAACCCAAGAATTGAATTTAAGGTGTACGATATTACACCATAACGGAGTGAAGATACAAATGTTAGAACAAAAATTGACAAATACAGACGGTCTTGATAAAATGTGGGGTTTACATCTTGTGTGGTTCGATGGTTTTTCATACCAATTAACACCAATCGAGTCTACGGATGCGGAAGATATTCGTGAGTGTTTTCCACATTGGATTGTATACTTGACTGGTGATATACAAGAAGATTGTGAAGAAATCGAACGACAAACCTTTCTACAGGGTGAAGCCTATGACAAGTGTTTGTGTGACATTGGCTTAATCGAAGAAGACGATGTAATCGACATTACCGATTTTAAAATCTATCTACAAGTAACAGATGATTTAAAACCACATGAACATTGGGTACTTAAAGAACATGAACACGTTGGAAACGATTACATCTGCGTGTATGCCGTAGATGAACCAAACAAATCTAAAGTTGATAAGATTATCGCTGGTGCTTTGGTGAATGGCTACGACTTGGAAACCGCAGTAATCTGGGTTATGAAACTTGGGTATATGGCACAAGACCGACTACAGAAACAATTCGCAGACATCGCATCTACAGTTGAATCATGGACGGTTTAACCGCATTAATTTTATTGGTGATTGTGCAACGGATGTGTCTTGTGATACTGATGTTTGCACTTGGGTATTTATTATACATGGGAGGTAAGCATGATTAAAAAACTATTGATTGCTGCTTGCGTATTCTTTGGTATGAGTATGGGGCAAACATACGCATATCAAATGCAAGCCGAGGTATCTGCATACACAGACCGTGGTACAATGGCAAACGGTGAATGGACTCACGATGGAGCAATCGCAAGTGATGATTTACCGTTTGGTACACGAGTAATTATTAATGGTCGAACGTATGTTGTTAAAGATAGATTCGGTGGTGGTTATTCAAATGCGATTGACATTTGGATGCCATCATACGAAGATGCGATTGAATTTGGACGACAGTATATTACTGTTGAGGTTCTTGTATAATTTAGGGGGATAATTATGATTACAGTAAGATTAAAAACACAAGAAGAACCAACAAAGCGAGTACGTGGCTTTGAATACGTATCACGCTTAGGTACAATCGTTAAAAGACCAACACGAGGGTCAATCCATAGTGCTGGTTATGATTTCTATGCTTATGATGATTACACAATCGAACCAAAACAATCGGTATTAATTCGCACAGGTGTTAAAGCATATATGCCACCAGATGAATACTTGGATTTACGAGTGCGTTCATCCTTGGGTATCAAACGCCAATTAATGCTGGCGACTGGTGCATCTGTTATTGATGCCGATTATTACAATAATGAAGAAAACGAGGGTGAAATCATGGTGGTATTGTATAACTATGGTGATGAAACCCAAACAATCGCAGCTGGCGAACGTATCGTCCAAGGTATTTTCACAAAGTATTTCTTGATTGATAACGATGCCACTACAGACCAACGTACAGGTGGCACAGGGTCAACGAATAAATAATGGGAGATAAAAAACAATCCATGAAGCGATTTATGTATTTAGTGGATATGTTTAAGAATGGGGAATTATATCGTATCTCTATTTATGGGGAGTGTAGAGATACGATTCAACAATATTTATACGATATATCACCAGAGGTAATCTTTGTGAGAGAAGACGAAGAAACCGAGCGACAACAAAAGAAACGTACCAATGGTAATTTTCGTAAGATATATCACAATGGAAAATACATCGGTACAATCGTTCAATGTGATTTTAGAACAGACCGATGTCAGTCCATTGGAGAACGGTCGAAGAAAATTATTGGTATTGACAGTCGCTACAAGGTGGTTGAATGAATAGATTTACACAGTTCATGTGTTCAAACATGAGTAATTTAACAAAAATACAACAGTTTGAGAAACAATATTCTTTTGACGAGTTCGCACAAAACAAGCAGAAACAACGGATTTTAAATCGATTGAACCGTTTACGGTCTATTGATTATGCAGACTCACCAGAAGACATTGTATTGCAACAAGAAGAATTTGAGAGAATGTCTTATGCGTTAATTCGGTTGCGTTCTGAATTGGGTGTCAAGAATACCCAGTTGTTAATTCTACGTGCTGGTTATCGCAAGAAACTAAAGGATATTGCCAAAGAACTCGGATTGTCTTATACATATGTGTGTGCAAAGTATAAAGCGGTAAGGAAACAAGCAAAAGAAATCATGTCACAACTTATGGAAGAAACAGTCGTTGACATTGATATGTTCCAACCAATTAAGAATTTATACTATGCGACAACACCAAAAGATAAGTTGAATTATCCATTTGATTCTGCACGAAACACATTCAAGAAATATCATATCTACAAGGGTGAACATCGAGAATCATTCCATTGTAAAGCCATTGAATATCTTGACGAGTGCTTTGGTGACAAAAAAACCATTTGTAATTACTGTGGCAAACAATGCACACGATTAAACGATATGGAGGAACGCATTTGAATATCGCAGAACATTCTTTGAACGCAAACAAATTAGATATGCGTGTAGATGCAGACCGTGCATACATTGCCGATGTATCAGATATACACGTTGGGAACATTTATCATAATCGAGAAAAGTTCGAAGACTTTCTATCAAAGGTACAATCCATTGATAATCTGTATTTGATTATCGGTGGTGATTCTACGGATAATGCAACCACAAACTCCGCATCATCTGTATTTGAACAATCGGAACACGGTGGCGACCAAGTGTTGACTGCTTATCATCTATTGCAGCCGATTAAAGACCGCATCTTGTTTTGCCGTAGTGGTAATCACGGATATGAACGTGCGTTGAAACACAATAAATTAATACCAGAACAGATGTTAGCGGAACTATTGGGTGTTCCGTTTTACCACGGTATGGCAAGTGTGTTCTTTAATGTTAATAAAAATCTGTATGTCATTGGCACATGGCACAACGCTAAGAAACCAACGGCAATGGAGTGGTTACATACCGATATTACCTTTTATGAACACTTGCATAAAACCAATTGGGAGAAAACTCATGTGGCAACGCCTAATAGGATTGCCAAGGCTTGGTCAATGACTGAACATTATGATATACAATCTGGTTCATTCCTTGGTTGGGGCGGTTATTCAGCAGACAAGGGTTATCGCCCATTGGATTGCGGTACATCCATCGTAGAATTATCTGGGGAACGTAACAAAAAGTCAATTCGTGTTCATTCCGACATTGACCATGTGTTAGAATTGGAAGAATTGCGAAAGTGTGTACATAATGCCACTTAAGGGAACACGCAAGAAGACAACAAAGAAACCAACCAAGAATCAAACCAAGGTTGTTTCACCAGCACCACCAAAACGTAAACGCAAGCCACCAAAGCCAAAAACACCACTCGATGCCATTCATAAGAAATGTCGTGAGTGTTGTTGCGGTACTCTTGCGGAAGTACAGGCGTGTGAAATTGATGATTGTGCATTATGGCATTATCGCATGGCGGAAGATTAATTTCTTCCGTCTTTTTTTTATTTTGTTATTGACATAAATGTAATCATGTGATATTCTTATATCAGAACAACAAATGATTAAGTATTGGAGGTTCACATGAAAAGAAGATGTTATGGAATACCACATGGGTTTCATTATATGGATGTGTTACAACCGTATTTTGCCCTAGGGTGGTCTTTAACAAAAGTTATGCGTATCGGTCAAGATACATCTGTTATTATTACTCACCCATAGAAAGTAGGTACATATGTTAGAATCTAAATATTTAACACAGGATGGCATGGAATATTTCCTAAAGGATTTACACAAACGAGGCTATAGATACTTATTCTATGACACATCTGTAAAACTTTATATAGCATCAGAACAAGAACCTAGATTTGCAAATACATCAAGTGTTTGTTGTTATGGCGATAAGAAATCTGCCATAGTAAGCACACTAGAAGTTGCAATATTACAAGAACTATTAAAGCCATATCTATATATTGCGATTGAAGACCACATTGATATTGTTGACTGGAAAAGTATTCCTGTGGATACATTAATCAAAGTTAGAAAAGCAGACTATGGATGGGTCTATAGATATTTCGCAAGATACGAAAACGGCATGGTCTTTGCGTTTGCAAATGGAGCAACAAGTGTCACCGCATCTTCATTAGATGCCGTGATTGGTTACAAAGAAGCCAAACTGGTGAAATAACATGGCATACAAGGGATTTGGCGGTGGTCGTACACTACCAGACAAGCGTGAGTATTTTCTGGAATATGGCGATGGGTTTGACCACATATTAGACCGATGTCAAACAACATTGGGTTGTTGTAAGTGTCGCACTAAGCCTGTTGCCATAATCGAACATCGCAGAACAAAAGATTCACAATGGATTTATCTTGCGTGTCCAAAGCACCCTAAGAATAGAACTTATGTGAACTTAGATTATGATATTATGTTTAAATCTTGGGAACTAATACAAGGGAGGAAGTTATGAAGCGAAAAGCACAGACTAAGAGATATATCGAGGACGACATTTTACGGATGATACGTTTGGGTTCAATCGTATTATTACTTGGGTCATTTATTCGATTGTTTTGGTTTAATGATTCCGATTGGTTCGCAGCAATGGTTATGTCAATTATGTCAATCACGTTGCTTCCAACCAAGTTAGACCACATTAAGGAGTATACAGATGAGATTTAGTACTGCATTTGAACATATGTTGAATGGTAAAGCCATTCGTAGACACCATTGGAAACCAGAGTCTTGTTTACGACTCAAACGAGGGAAAATATATGTGTGTACATCCACAGAACACAAGTTATTACAAGCACTTAATGCATCTGCTATTATGGCTTCCGATTGGCAAGTCCTTGGCGAAGAAATGTGCTATAAGAAAGATGAAAGCATTATGCGATTCTTTGAAAGTTTAAATGGTATGATATAAACGAAAGTGAGAAAACAAATGAACAACACAACAAAAACAACAATTTTATCCGCAGTATTCGCAATGGCAACAATAGGTGCGTTCGCAAATCCAGTTGCGTTTGGCTCTTTAGAACCATCTGCCGTAAACCCAACTGTGAATGGCTATAATTCTGTTGCCGTTGGAGCAAACACAAGTGTAAACGGCACAAATACAATCGTAGTTGGTCGTGATAATACCGTAAATGGTGACGACAATATTATCATTGGTGGTGGCAATGGTACAATCACGGCAAACCAAACAACTGTACTTGGGTATAATAATTACGCTGGCAATCATCAAGAACAAACCATTATTGGTGCAAACAATACATTGGATGCTCAAGGTGCAATTTCTGTTGGTACACACAATGTTGTCCGTGGTATGGATGCCGTTGTAATCGGTAATAATGCATCTGCCCCAGTACAAAATAGTGTAGCAATCGGCACTAACAGTCAAACATATGAACCAGTTGGTTTTGGTCAAATGGACATCAATGGTACGACACACGTATTCGCTGGGGAACAACCAAACTCCAGTGTATCCTTTGGGTCTAAGAAGTCTGACACTTACAGCCACTTAGATAATTACAACAGACAACTACAGAATGTATCTGCTGGTCGTATCACGGCAGATTCCTTGGATGCAGTCAATGGCTCTCAATTGTATGCAGCCGTTGATGAAATCAATACAAATGGCACACGTATTACTACTTTAAGCACCAAGGTAAATACAATTGATGGTCGTGTGGCAACCAATACCGCAGACATCCGTGCAAACGAACACGCAATTCTTGACCATGAGCAACGGATTACCACATTGGAAAGCCGTGGTCAACAACTATTGGGTGATATTGATAACAAAGTTAATAATCTTGAACGTGGCACAAATCAAGCCATCGCATCCGTATCTTCCTTGGGTGCATTACATTGGAATGGTTTCGATGCACATAATAAGCTATCTTTTAGTGCTGGCTTTGGTCATTACAAAAATGCAAACGCTGGTGCATTGGGTGCATTCTATGCTCCGAATGAAAACGTAATGTTCTACGTTGGTCAGTCTTTTGGTTCTGCCAAGGTGACAAATGCATCTGTTAATTTCAAAATTGGCAAAACAACGAATGTCAAACGTGACGAATTAAAAGACCTTAAAGAACGTGTCGAAATGTTGGAAAACTTATTGTCTAAGTAAATTATATATGGGCGGTGTCAAACCGCCCTATATGGAGCGTTAAATGAATTTTAATAACAACTATTTACTGTTGAAAGATAATTGTATGGATGTTCTGCCATATATTCGACACAGATTATTCGAGGAACGACAAAAATACATTATAGTTACCGACCCTCCATTTAATGTTGGATACAAATACAACACATACAAAGACAGAATGTCCGAAGAAGACTATAGAGAAATGCTATATGATATTTTTTATTATGTAGATATGTCTGTTATTATACATTATCCAGAACAATTGTATCAACTTGCGGTCGATATTGGTAGACCACCAACACGTGTTGTATCTTGGGTGTATAATACGAATAACCGTAGACAACATCGTGATATTGCGTTCTTTGGTATCACACCAGATTTTAAACGTGTATTGCAACCGTATAAAAACCCAAATGACAAGCGTATTAAACGATTGATTGCCAATGGTTCTATGGGAACGCCAATATACGATTGGTGGAACATTAATATCGTTAAGAACGTATCAAAAGAAAAGACGGCACACCCATGTCAAATGCCATTGTCGGTAATGAAAAACATCATCGGTATATTGCCAGATGATTATGTTATTATTGACCCATTCATGGGTTCTGGTACAACTGGTGTTGCTTGCCGTCAATTAAACCGAAAATTTATTGGTATCGAATTAGATAAAGAATATTATGAGATTGCACACAAACGCATCTCGGAGGTACAGAGTGAAGATTGAGTTACATAATAAAGTATACGAGTTAAAGAAAACCGCAAAACCAGATGAAGTTATCGACTTGTTGATTGATGCATTGTGTTATCAACACGAGGATGAAACACCGATTGATGTTTTATCCAGCGTGAAAGACCAATACATTAAAAATCTGGTTCCAATGTATACAAATTTAAGAACGGCATTGAACAACGCTGGTGTAATGCAAAAGGAATTAAGCGATATTCTATATATGACACCACAAGATGTCAACCGTAGATTCTCTGGTGTCACAAAATGGAAACCATTGGAGAAACGTGCGATTATGCAATTTTTGGAAGACCGTGGTTTTGATTATACAGAAGAAATCTTGTTTACAGAATAACGTATGTGTGATATAATGTATGTATTGGAGGTTTAACTATGTCAGCATTTCAACAAGGTATGATTTTAAGAAATATTTGTAACGGTAAACATTATATCTATATTCAAGATATTCCAGAATTGACATATGGATTTAATTGTCTAGTATATTCTATAGCGATGGAAAAGTATGTCGTTTCGGCAAACACGTTATATGAACCAATTAAAGACAATTGTCCAATGGTCAACGTGGTGCATACCCAAGCACTTATGATTGAATCTTACAAAACATACATTGACAAGATGTCACAAGAGTCATTGTCGGTTGCAGAAAATGTATTAAAACACTTCAAGCAATTACAGGGAGCAGAACTATTGTTGACAGACGATAGTGTTTTTGCGGTAAAAGACGTGTGTATTATTGATTGTATTACAACTACAGATTGGATGAGTCGTATTCAATTCGAGGGTGTTAGGCGTTCTCCAGATGGTCACAAAAGAGTCCAATTCGGTACGGTGAAAGATTTAAAACCAAACAGTATCCTTTTGGATGCCTTGTGTAAATCTATACAGGAGTAAACGGATGAAGAAATCATTGGATAAACACGAGATACGACCAATCGTTGACACCCTAGAAGCCATTGAACGTGACCTAGTGACGGTTTTAATGTTGCGTGACGTTTCATACGATAGATTATGTATACAATATGCCGTGGCTGACATTCGTGACATATTAGATGATTTACAATCGGAGGACTAATGAAGAAGTACGGTGGCTATACAATAGATAACAATAATGTAATGCATAAGGTTATGGCACGAGATTCATACGATGATGCTTGCCGTCAATTACAGAAATTGTGCATGGAACTTGGGTGTTACAAAACAGGATATGCCGTTGGTGAACACGAAGACCCAGATGGTAAAATTTTCTATTTTGAATACCTAGATGTATATTGGATGGATGAATATGGAGAGTGGGTCTATTAATGTTTAATGTGTATTGGGTAAAACCGCAGAAACAAATCAAGGAATACCACGGTTCATATGACACGTTTGAACAAGCGATGCAATCCATAAGAGATTGGTGGAGAGAAAACGATTACCGACCACGGTATTATCGTGTGATTGAACATGGTCAATCTTTCACGATTGATTATGGGTTATACACTTGCTTTTATGAAATTGAGTTTAAACCAAAGGAGGAAGAATAATGTATGCAACAAAAGAAGACGTGTTAGATGTGGCACGGTCGTTGTCAACACAAGCAACCCTATTGAGGGAGCAAGCATCCCTTATCGACAAGTCAACCGAATTAAACAAATTGCAACACATTCGTATTTCTGCCTTGGAAGAACAGTCGGATTTCTTGTTTAAACGCATCTGTAGAATCCATAAACAAATCTTTTGGTATTTGATTGCGATTATAGTCGTAAATATCGGTGGTTTGATTGCGTTTTATGTGGTGACACCATGACCAACGAAGAGCATACCGTAATCGGTCTATTATTGCGTGATTTTGAAGCACGTTTTAGCAGTCGCATTGAATGTCTACCAAAGTATTACGATAGAACAAAATCCATTGATAATCGTTTACGACAGGTCGAAGATGTAGTATCTAAACGAAAGTATAACAACTTATTGATTGTTATAAATGTATTCTTTTGGATTGTCATTCTGGATACGATTGCGATTTTATATTTGTTGTTCTCCTAGGAGGAACACATGAAAACAATCAAGATTGACGATGTTAAGTTTAGAGATATATGCTCTAGGTATGATTACGAATATGGTCAAATTCAAATTTTTGGCGATGGTGCAGAAGCCGTGGCAGATTTGACCGAATCAGTACTATATGAAATCACACAAATGATTGAACAAGCCTTAGAAAAAGCGGAGGACTAAATGCAAGTAACATTACAGAATTATACACCACTTGATACGGCTGCACACGCAATGGGTCAATGCTATGGTAAAACATTGGGTGTTGATGCATTGGTACGAGCCGTGCATAGTGGTCATTTGTCACTATTGGAGCATACGTTGGTGACATTCGATATTGAAATGTCGCAAAAATGCCTTGCACAGATTACACGACACAGACATTTGTCTTTCACGGTCAAGTCTACACGTGGTACAGACTTTGCGGATTCCACATGGTTTGATTCAACCGAACATCCAGAGATTTCAAACGACATGGGTCAACTCATGAATAAATTGATTGAAAATCAAATTCTGGAATACAGACGGTTGGTCAATTCTGGTGTACCGTATCAAGTTGCAGCCTATGTGTTACCATTGGCGACAAACGTAACAATGACCGTAAGTGGTTCGCTTAGAACATGGATGGAATATTTACCAAAGCGATTGTGTAAACGTGCATCTACGGAACACCAACAAGTGGCACGAGCAATCTATGAGAAATTAAACATGATTTATCCATCACTTGTGAACTTGGAAATGCTTGGTATGTGTAACGGTTGTACAGAAACCTCATGCGATTTTACAACGCATAAAAAACAACCGAAAACACCTGTTGTTATTGAATTACGGAAAGAAGACAAATAATGAACATTTTGAAAAACATTCTATTGGTTATCATTGGTATTCTTGGTAGTATTGGCGTTGTCGTCATAGCACTTGCAACAAAATTCGCATGGCTTGCCACAGGTATTGCCTTTGTGTTATATCTATTGCAATTTTATGTGACTGATTTTGCAACGGTTGCGATGATATTCTGGATTGCGATTAAGTTGTCAATCGTACTGGGGATTATTCTTATTGTTCTTGCCCTAGGCAAAGTACTTGTTGATACGGAGGAACGTAATGGAAAAGGTTTATAATGTCACTTATAGTGGCACATTCTATGGCGAAGCACGGATTACCGCCCATAGTGAAGAAGAAGCGTATGATATTGCATCGGATTTAACCGACTGTTTCGACATTAATACAACCATTTGTCAATACAATGTGGATGGTCAGGTCGAAGAAGTGACAATTTCTGACATCGAGGAAGAAGAACCAGACTGGGAAGAAGACGAGGAGGATTTATAATGCTTCGTGGAGTACCATGTAATTTTAATTTTACCGATGGTGACTTAATTTACATTGAAAATCATCCAGCCCTAGTTATAAACGCACGCCCAACATGGATTCACGTTCTAATGTTGTTCGATGGTAAAGCCAAGACTGAATACATCGACAGAGAACGTATTGGCACATTTTGGAATAACATACACATTGACTACCACAGTACCATTAATTTAACACCAGATATGGAAAAGCTGATTGGGTTCTTAACTGGTGTTTCACACCTAAGGAGATAACATGAATACACATGATTTTAAACGTGGTGACCTTGTGTATGCCAATGGTTTGCCAGCCGTGGTATATTATGTGTCACCACTACAGATACGCATACTGATGTTAAAACGTGGTGATTTAAAAGCATATAGAATCAACCGTGACAGAATCCATGACCGATACGGTGGTGTTGCCATTGATTACATCACAGGGTCAGACTTAGAAAAGTCAATTGATTCTATTATGGATTTTTTACATAAGATTGGGGTGCAACATGGAACAAATCAAACCAAAGTTTAAACGTGGTGACATTATCTCGTGTAAATCTGGCAATACATGGATTGTCATCCAAACAAGCAATAGTACTGGGTGCTATTATGGGTTTAGCGTAGACTCAACGTATACATTGCCATACGAAAGACAGGACAATTTCAAGAAAATCGGTGAGTTTCCATTAGAAACCATCAAGGATGCAATTGACGATGCCAAACGACAATCACTGGATTTACAAACACAAGTCAATATCACAGTCAATCTAATGGGACAACTGTTAGGTGCAAATAATGCTTTGTTATTGGTTTTAACCGATATGCGTGTTGACAAAGACAAAAACATTGTGTTGGTCAAATGTTCTGATGGCATCGGAAGACCAGACAGATGGATACCGATTGTTGACCTATGTGAAGAATATGGAGTAAGCACAGATGGACTTCGATAGACACAATCTATTGGTTCTCTGGGGTTTACCAGCAAGTGGTAAGTCAACCTATGTGAGAGAACACAAGTTGGAAGACTATTGTGTGTCGTATGACCAGATTCGTGACATCATCGGTGGTAAACATTATGCGTTCCGATATAGCCAGCTGGTGATAGACCCAGATGTAGAACGTGCTGCACACCAGATGTCGTTATATGCAATCTCATGCCGTATGCGGACTGGTGATTTTATCGTGTATGATAACACAAATACATTACCGCAAGACGTTCTCAACGCAGAAATGCAATTCTTGAAAAACTTGTGTGATATACATGATTACACATTATGGTACAAGCGGTTTGATACCGATGTTGAAACGTGTTTAAAACGGTCTAAAGAGCGTTCACAGTACGAGCCAACGGAAGAAGTCATGCGACAACAAGAGTTATACTTTAGAAACGCACAGATGCCATCGTTTGTACGTAATTTTGATTATAGTGGATACAATGGTTTAGCATTGGAGGATTAATTATGTTTACAGTTGGTGATGTTGTCATGTTTATGGGTCATGCATATTTTGTCATTGATTATGACGATGATATAAATCTATTGATTTTAACTGATGGTATTTCAACCACAAGTGAAGTCGATTATGAAGATGTTGTAAAAATCGGTCATGATGATACTTTTGAACGTAATATTATTGATAGATTAAAGAATATCCAATTAGTTCATGAACAAGACCTACTGGAGAACAAGTTGCATTTAATTGACTGCATCCAAGCAGAAGACTTTACCCATAATGGTCACACATACACCGTCACTGGTAAAACAAAGCAAGACAACCAGTATCTATGTTGTCAGATACATGGTGAGAACGGCTATGAGTGGATACTTGTGGAAGATTTACTGGATAGATTCTACAGGTAAACAACTTTTGTAAATTTCAAAATAAATACAATAAAAACTATTGACATAAAACAACCGTATGGTATAATGTAATCATCAACAACAGTTGAAACATTATATTGTACGGTTTTTGTGTATCAAAATTAATCTTTGAAAATTCTCAAATTAATACTTGACACAATCCATAGATATGATATAATGATTACAGAAACTATTAGTATTATTAATGGGGTTCACCCCCTTAGGAGGAAATTATGTTATTCAAATTCTCAAACAACACAACAACAACTTTTGTAAGAACTTTCGTATTCAATGCCAAAACGGCAGATATTATCATTCTCGACAATGAGTTATCAAACATGAAAATTCATGTGCCTGTTAGCCGTATTGATGCAGACTTGTTAAACAAGATGTTTAACACAATGACACACAAGTTATTAAACGATGCATTAGACAACCGTATTCCATACGTATATGTTAACTTGCGATTGTTCGTTGAGAACTATGAAAAGTCACTTGCTGCTGGTTATGAATCCATTGGTTATGACCGCACAACTGGTTGTAAAAAAAGCGTTACATTTTAATCGGAGGTGACACAATTGGCAAGTCTACCAGAGTTTTTGCAACACTTAAAATGTTTCGATGGTTGGAAAATCCAAAGTGACCCCAAAGAAGCCGTCAAACGGTACTACGAGAAACATCCGAATGAACTACAACAGAAAAAACGCAAGTCAAAACCAAAGCCAAAACGAATGTATGGCAAGAGTTATGGAGCATTGGATTTACCACCAAGACCCTGTGAGGAGTGTGGTAAAATGTTTAAACCATCACAGATACGTTCTCGGTTTTGTTCACACAAATGCAGTGGTCGTTACCACAGTCGCAAACAGTATGCAAAACTAAGGGAACAAGATTTATATTTAAAGGAGGGAATATAAATGGTTTACATCACAGTAAAAACACTATTGGGGCAACATAGAACTTACGCTTTTGAAGAAAACGCATATGTAAACATTGATGGTCAACACATCCTAGCCAAAAATGTCGAACCCAATACATGGTGGGATGATGAGTATATTACGGAGGTAGAACATTGAATATTGTCGCACAAATCGCATATGATTGTCGTTCTCGTGCCAAATGGGTACGTGAACAAACCGCACAAGGAATTATATTGGATGAACTGGAGTTGCAATCTGCACGGAATCTGGCGTACAACGCATTTAAATGGGATTACGATTCCGCAACAAAGGAACTACAGGAAGCCATTGCAGAAAACCAAGCCCTATAGTTAAAATACAAAGGAGATAAAACATTGTCTAATCGAAGCTATACACCAAGAAACTTATTATTGGATGCCACTTGTGGTTATCCACTTGCACATTATGTTGAGAATCTCGCTAGTAACATTGATATGAACAAGGATAATACCAATGTGGAACTGAACACGTTGCGTTTATCTATCTACAAAGGCATCCTCAATGTGTTGCAACAAGATGCACTAAGCGTTGAAAAATTACAAGAACAAATCGCAGAGTGGAAGAGTATTAGAAAAATCGAAGATATTTCTAAATTGATTAATGATGTAGATACATCGACACTCACCAAAGACGATTTAAAGAACGTCAAACGTGCCATCAAAGAACTTGATGAAGTCGTGACTGCTATTGTTGATGGCATGAATAAAGTAATCAACAAATGTGCCATACTGGCGAATAAACACGAAAAAGTCGTTGAAAATCATACTGATGGTGCAATTAAGAAAACGGAGGAATAGAACATTGTCTACCAGAGATTTAAAACAAGTAATGTATCGTGTGGAAAACGTATATCGTTTGTTACCACCAGATTTCTTCAAGGGCAACTATGAAACGTATGTTGTCAATACGAACGATGGTCATATGCTGGCTTTCAATCGTAAAACCAAACATTATGATATTGTCAAACAAACTACTGAATTATTCTTTTATCGAAACAATGGTATGTTGACACATTATTCCCATAGTCATGGAATTTTCGATGATGAACCAACGATGCATTGGGTCAAACGTGACGACCAATTTACGGACGAAGAATATGATTTCATTTGTCAAATCGAAGATAAGTTATTGAGCGAAGCGACACAGGAGGGGTGGTTGAAATAACCACCCATGATACAAACATGGATACACAACAATTAATGAAAACCATCGAAGACCAAAACCAAGTGATTATCGCTAAGGATGCCACAATTGATAAATTGCGTAAAGATTTACAGGATGCAAAGTGTGAATTAAACAAGTTGCATTTCGACAGGTCATGGAAAAAGATGCAAGGAGAATATTTGACAGAAGCCATAATGCAAAAGTCAGTCAAAATCATTGGTGGTTTTGAATACGGCACCAGATACATACCATTATATCTATGTGTTACAATAACACTTGCGACCATTGCCTTTGGATTATTTATGTTGTGCATAAATGGTGCGTTCAAATGAGTCAACATAATAAACCAATGGACGACTTTTGGAAACAAATGTTTGACGAATTGGAGAATACAACGAATGAACAATGGATGCAGTTTGTTGAAGATTATGAAAGGGAGAATAGACCAATGTCCGCAGCAATTGAACTATGCAATACAATATTGAAACTAATTGAAGACTTGGGAGAACCATCGTTTTTACGTTTTGATGATATTTCCATCGTAAACGATTTTGGTGAATACGATTGTTATGGCGACAAATGTTCTGATATGTACGTTAGAATCTACAGAGAAGAAAAGCTGGTTTTGTTTATTGACAAAACAACGTATGATGGTGTAGTTTATGATTGCTACAGAGATGTCGATAAGATATTCTTTTTACAACACATCATTGAGTTATTAAAACTAAGATTGGAGCGTAACAAACATGAGTGACATCCATAAACCATCTGGGGAACAATCCATCATAGCCGTATTCCATCACAAACCAGAGTACAAATATCGGATTACCGTAAAATACGACAACTTTCCCCAAAGCATTATTTACTGCAGCACTAAAACCGCACAGGAATTAATGCAATGGTTTTTATCAGATATACGTCATGGCAACCCTTGTCTTGTTCAAGACATAAGCAATAAATATCCTGTGGTGTTAAACCTTGGAAAAGCCAATGTTATTGAGATTACCCAACTGGAGGAATAACCATGTATATCACCGACAAAACATCTTACTGTTGGACAACCGATGATTCTTGTGGACAACCGCAAAAGACAATCAAAGATGCCATTCAAGATTTCTATGAGGACGATTGTCAAAATCTTGATTGTCCAGCGGTATGCATCGGACATCCATCGTATTATATCCCAGATATGTTTAACGCAGAACAAATCATGTGGGATATGAACGACAAAATCGAAGAAGATTATGACATTGCGTTAAACGATGAGTTGACCCTTGACCAAGACATGGACTTGGAAGAGCGGTTACAACAAACATTATATCAATTCTTGAAAGAACACAATCTTGATAAACGTATATGGACTGTGTTTGAATCAACGGAATATAGACCAGAAGACTTTGGGATTGATTTATCTGATTTTTAACCAACGGAGGAAACATGGAAATTTACATTTTTCAAAAGAACAAACGATGTCCGTATCTGCACTACAGTTTTTTAGTAACAGAAATAGAACAATATGCCAATGAGAACTTGGACTGGACTAAGGGGGAACACCAAGTAGATATTTCGTTTTTATACAAATGGTTAGCCGATGTACACCAACGCAAAGAATCTTACCTAAAAGATTGTAATGAAACACAAGGTTTAATTTATCGAATATCAGCAGAAACGTTGCAAGATATTATTGATATTGTAGAACCTATGAGTGGAGAAAGTTGGTTTGAGGTTTATTTAACACGATTTTAACCCTAAGAGGAAAACACATGGAATACTTAAAAATTATCGAAGAAAACTTTACAACAGAAGAATTTGTCGCATATTTACGAGGTAGTATCTTAAAGGCTTTATTAAGTGAACAACCTTTAGTCCTTTCAGAATTTAAACTATATGCCAATAAGCTGGTAGAAGTCGTAAAAGAAGCACCAGCGGATGAACCACCTGTTAAAATAGATGTTTTTAGACCAGTTGTTAAATCTACTGGAGAAGCATCTACTGAACCAACGGTTGATGCAGACGAACCACAAGTGATTAAACCGTTCAAATTCAAACTTGGTGACCATGTGATTGTTTCTAAAGGCACCGAGGACGAACGCACAGGAACAATCATTAGATTGCCAATGGATGGTGTAGATTGTCGCACCAGCTATGTTGTCGATTTAGACGATAAAGACTTGGGATGGACGACTACGGTTGCCGTTGATGGTGTAGACTGTGAGAACGCATGGGTTGCTGGCGAGGGAAACCTACAGTTAGTGGACACCCTAGAGAAAGACAAGTGGTATCATACTACTGACTTTACTGTAGAAGAATTATCTAAGTTATTACCAAACGGAACAAAACTACAGGTTGAAAAACAAGTGTTATACGATGGTATTAGAACCGTACCTCCAAAAGAAACAAAACCATGCATTGTCAAAAGTATTACAACCTCTGCTTTTGGAGAACAAACATTAATTGAGGGTGTTGACGATGGTTTTTTAAGAGAATGGTTTAAAATCACGGAGGAAAGTAAATAATGACACTTACGGAAACACAACAACAAACCCTAGATGGATTACTAAGGGAAGATGGGAATACCGAATTATTACCAGAATTAATCTGGGACACACCAGAGTTTTTAAATCAGATTGATGAAAAGCTAAGAGATGTAGACGAGTACTATCATACCAAAGATTATATCTATGAGTGTGACGATGGTCGATACTTTTGTTTAACAGTTACACAACATAGCTCTATGGGCGACTATGAAAGTGCATATTTCTATGAAGTATTTCCAAAAGAAATTACAACTATTGTTTATCTCCCAAAGGAAAACTTATGAACGATAGACACAGACAACGCAAAAAGATTCTAAAAGGGAACTACGACTTGTTGATTTTGCATCTAGTGGCTTTACTGGATGAAGAAACCAAGCAGCAAATCCGCCAAAGTGTAAGGCACTTAGCAGTAGAAAAACCCTAGTTATTGATAGAAAAAGAATGGAGGATTTATAATGGATATTACAAACCAATGTGCAGCCGTTGTAGAACCCAAAAATAAGAAACCAGAAATGCCATTGCGGTATCATCTGGAGATGGAACTATTGGCAAACCAAAACGCACGTTTGATGGAACAACGGAATAAATTATTGGATATGGTCGAACGGTTGCAATCCGTAGAACCAAAACCAAAAACACAAACCGATGTCACAATCGAAATGTTACAAACACCAGTTGGTTATGTCAAAGTTGGTGATGTTGTCGGCTACGATAGCAGCAACAAACGTATTCGCTTTGGTACAATCACGAGATTATCTAAAGATGGATACATTGATTTAACCCATCGCTATTCCGTTGTGTTTGGTACTGATGGTAAACAAGTGATTTATCAATCAATGGATGGTACTGTTGAGTCATATCGTGTATGTCATATTTTGTAAATCCAATTACACAAAAACCAATTCCAAAAAATTAAAAACCAAAAAATAAAAAACAAGATTTCAAAAAATAAAACGCAGAATTTTCAAAATTCGTGTTGACGTTTACAATCTTGTGTGCTATAATGTGTGTATCGGTGGTTAATCGTCCTATGGAAACACGGCTAATTTATACAAAACAAAAAATCACCTTCATCAACTCGTTGTGTAGTCAATCAAAACCACCGATAACCATTTTATAAATATACCACGGTAAAACATCGTTGTACCACCGTCTGGTGCAACAGTTGTCCACGATACCGTGGTATTTTTTTATGTCTATACATATGAATGATTGTTCATGTGTTTATTCATGGATTGTGCGTGATGTATCTATGGTGCGTACCATTAAGAAATACATACGCACATACCGAACATCCTTGTCGGTATATAATATGGTTCATCTGATGATTACGTTGACCGCATCACACGTTACATATACGACAAACACCACGGATAATGCTATGTGTAACGACAATTGATATTCCGTGGATGCCACATGGCGTACCACATACGTATACCACATGATATTCCGTGGATATAATACCCATAAAATTCATTCTATTGCGTTCTACGGTGCGTTTACACCGAGCCACGTATGTTTATATACCCCACCTATTTTAAACGCCATATAACGCAAATAAATCAATTTTCGTATATCCCCACGGAATTTTATATCTCTCTATATACGTATATGTTGCCACACATATATAATAAACAATAATAATCACCATGGATTTTATATTTGTATATACATATATATTTACATATGTCCACCATTTTTTATATGTATATATGTGTATTTATATTTTTCGATATATATATTTGTTTTTTCACATGATATTACTGTTGACCATCCAAGTCGTTCTCAATGAGTTCTCAGTTAGTTGCCAAACGCTGCACGACCGCCCCAGCGGAGTATTACATTTTGTCATGCATGAATACATGAGTATATATTCATATGTTGAACACCACAAATAAACATATGAAATTTAATTGTACAAAATACAATAGTACGACCACCGCCAGCATAGACCATATTTTAAATTGCATACAATTGTTTATACATATGTATTAATCGTATAATACTATATTGATTTTTATAGATGTCAATCAATAGTGATAACATTTGTCAATAACACATTAAAAACATTCGATATACATCGGTGTACACCACAAAAACACAAAAAACTGCATATGTACATATACAAAAGACATTAGCCGTATTCTCATTTAGCGAATAGCCATAGAATTAATTTATTTGCGTTCTACGGCGTTTTTGGTCTTTTGCATATAAACATAAGCGAAAACATTTACACGCACCACATAACGCAAATAACGCAACTTTTATTTGAGAACAATTATTAAATACGCTATAGGGGTTGACAAATTCGCTAAAATGTGATATTTATATATATCTATTAAACATATGAAAAAACTATAGAAAAAATATTTTTGTAAATTTCTATTTTAGTACTTGCGTTATATCGTAGATATGTTATAATGTAGCCATAGGGAACAATATCCCTAGGGTCTTTGATAATTTCATACAGATATAACCGCCGTTAAGATGTGGCGGACTTGCGAACAGATAGATATAGTTATTTGAAAGGATAATAAAAGATGAATAAAGCAACATATTCGTTTGATAAATTTTGTCAAGAAATAAAATGGAATTATGTAAAATCTGCTAATGTAAAAAAGATAACCCCTAACGGCTTTAATGATATTGAGGGGTATCGTTTTATAGTAGTCGTTCGTATTGAGTTAAAAGACAATAAAGTATTCAAGCGAACAGGCAAAAAGGCAAGATATTATTATTTAAATATAAATAGTACTTATTTAGGTGATGACTTGCCAACATTCGCAAAAACTCATATACAAAACTATTTAAACAATTGCTTATTATAAAGAGGTGATATAATGGAATATATCGAACATTTACAAACTTTAGGCGGTTTTATATTCGCCTTATGGTTTTGGTATATGTGCTATAAACTAGAAAAAACTGTATCAAGTCTAAAGGATTAAACGAAAGGAATTAAAAACATGAAAATTGAAAACATGACAAGCAACAAAGGGAACAAAGTCCCTAACCAATTTAAATTATACTATAATAATTTTGTCGCTTTTCAATCGTATCAAACTCTAATTTCTGTATACGATGTAAAAAACGATACAATGTATACAGATAAAGAATTTTATTCAAGTACTACAAGCAAGTACAGAAATTTATTTAATGAAGAATTTCAACCCTTGCATATCTCAAAAGTTAGCAATGAGGAATTACATAGAATTATAGAAAGAGGTTAATATTATGTATAAATTCCATCAGTTACCGCAAAATGTACAAATTGAAATTGTTAAAGGTAAATTATTAGATATTTACCGCCAAGATTTAATACAAGAATTGGCAATAGAAATATTATATCAACAGAATAATATTATTTGTCAATGTGAAAATGAATTATACGACAATCAAGGGAATTATATAAAAGAGGTTGAGAGATGAAAGGGAATATACACAAAATATGCAATATTTTATATTATTTAGATGTCGAAAGGGTGCAAAGATAAAGAATGACAATTATACTATTAGCTCTATTCGTTTGTTTTATCAAACGGCAAAAAAACGAGCAAAATAAACTATTGAAATAAATTTGAAAAATTTTAGATTTTAAAATGAAAGGATAAAGAAAATGGAATTTAAAGAGTTATTGGAATTAAAAAACGATTATAAAAAATATAATACAGATGATTTTTATAGCTTGCGTGAATTTATAGAATTGTTTGACGAGTGGGACACGGAACAAAGAAATACCTTTTATAGTTTAATTCAAATAGTGGATATTGATTTTACAAGGGCAATTGATATTATAGAAAACTCTGACTATATTATATATGAAAACTTAGAGGACTATATTTATACCACCTTAGCGGAACAGGGGCAAGAATTGCCTAATTGGTTATGTGTTAGTGTGTATGACACATACTTCTATAGTTTGCGGTATGACGACAACTTATATTTTCTTAATGATATGCCACAATTTGCAAAAGGTTGCGAGGAATACGGCGAAAGTGCAAGCCGTCAAAAGTGGCTTGATGGTATCCGCTATTTAGTAGATAATAGCGAGGTTATTTTATTGACTGACTGATAAAAAAAACATTGGCGGTACATTAATTTGTACCGCCTTTCATTTATTCTATAATTCTCATTTATAGTTTGTAATTGATAACGCCAGCGTAAACCATAGATAAATGATAATGTTTATCAATAAGAAATTCGCTTATTTGCGTTCTATGGTGCGTATGGCGTTCCCCTAGGGTGTTTATACGTTGGCAATACAAACGACCATACAAGCGTATTTATAGCGTTTATATAACAATCGTTTTATACAATCAATATATACAATCGTTATATATCCATTGTTTGAAAACATATAAAGCCGTTTTGTACACATCAGAAATACACAAGATTTTTACACGTGTATTTGATAATTGTTATCATAAAATAGAATGTATCTTGTGTATGTACAGATGTATGTTATTGATGTATAATCTTTTGTTGGTTGCTTGTGTATGGTCTTATGTTGGTGCTTTGGTATGTACGGCGGTATGTGGTATGTACTACAGAATTTTACAGTATATATAAATATGTGTGTACAAACAAAAGTAATTATACATATATTTTTGATACCACTACCAACGCACGACAAAGCCAATTACAAAAACTAATGGCAAACATGATTTAAACGCATGATACGCCAATATCGAAAACTATAGATATGTTGCCATGGCTACATTTTTGTTGTACTCTATAGTTGAACATATGAACATACATTCAAATAACAAACCACGATACAAACAATTACAAATGATAATGATTGAGAATGAATGTACTACTATAGGTATTCTATTACATTGTACAAGCGTTCACCATTGGTTGCCCCTAGTGTTATGTATCTAGCGTATAGCCTTATGTAGTCCAATCATAGGGGACTACATACATCGAAAAATTTAGAAATTCCAAAAGGGATAACCATTATCAACTGGGGGCGGTTATATAACGATAAACCCAAGCCATACAAAAGTTACATACCCAAGACATACCCATGCTGCATACCCCAATACAAACAATGGTCTATACTAATGATATAAACTTTTGTCTAATACATAACCACAACATACCAAGGTATCATCTATATGTTTTCAAACCATACACATCAATACATATGTATCATGCAATTGAATATACAATCGTTATCTACAATCGGTTACTACAATTGAGATACATATGTTACATACATAATACGTTATATGTTTGAAAACAATTGAGTATCCAATCGACCATACAATCGTTTAAAACGATTGGCTAAAATTTATGTATAAAATTTTTATGGTAAATATATGTATTAAACATATAAGTTAAAACGTATATTATATCTTCTAGTATGATGCATTTGAGATTACAAATGTTTGATGCTATATGAACATACATATATTGTTCTGTTTTAACAATCGTTAGTTTCAATCAGTTTAATAGAAGTATGTGATAATATGTTCGTGTCATACATACTTAACCATTTTACAAAATGGTAATCATCTCCATAGAGAGATGATTGACTATGTTCTTGATAGTCGGTTACATAAGATGGAAAAATACCAAACATAAACCGTTTACCGTCCTATGCGTTACACTATAGGGGCGTACTTATGTCTGCCTTGGCGGTGTATACAATCGTTGACCGACAATCGCTACACAACGCCAGAAATCCCATAAGACAAGCCAAGTGGTATCCATCGTCCTCGCAGCATGATAAATTTGTGTGAACATAAAAATAAGCCATCGTTGACACCGCTGGTGGCATCAAAAATGACCTTGTGGATGGCATATGCAATTTTCCATAGTTACACTAATGGGTAAAAACTTACGCATATATACTAAAAAATTTTTTATGGCGTTCAACCTAGGTGGTTACTGGGTTTATGACGTAATGGAGAATCATTATTACTTCCGATAATTGAAAAATACCATAACTTACCGTAACTTTTTGACACTATATATGAGGGGTTCCCAAATTGGGTACTTAAGTTTGAAACCCAAAAACAACAACAAGAAAAACATAACAACCGCTTATAGTCCAAACTGTTTAACCGACTTTGAAAAATACTTAAGCCGTAGGCTTATTGCGAAGCAATGTGAAAGCAAGTTTGAAACATACAGAACGGTAAACATAAGTTTTAAAACATATAAGATTTCTCTATCGAGAAATAATACTTCGTATTGATTATGTTTGTCGCTTATGCTTTAAGACTCAAACCGTATAACAAACCATATGCAACAAAGGGCATACATAAGTATTAAACATATAAACAATCATATGTTGACACTTATGTATGCCCTTTGTTTTTCGTTTGTATTCTATTTTAATAATTCTTCTTCTGAACCACGTTTGGGATACGCATCTGTAATCTTACCACCAATGCTCCAAAGAATGATTGCCAAGACAAAGAACCCAAGGAATCCATATGGTTCTCCAGAAACGGCACTGGCGACACCAAGACCAAAGGATGCACTACCAATCCACTTAAACAACATACCGACAAAATGTGCCGATGTAAAATATCCGATGATTAACGTCAAACCGACCATTGCAAAAATAAACATATGCTACCTCCATTATAAAGCCATGATGGCGTACACTTTACTGTTAAGTTCCTCGGTTGTAATCCCAAGATAACGCATTGTGATGGCTTCCGAGGAGTGGTTAAAGACTTGCATAAGGTATGCGATTGGCACACCCTTACGGTACGCATGATACCCAAAGGTTTTACGCATGGAGTGTGTACCGATGTTTTCAAGACCGCACTTAATGGATGCAGCCTTGATTTTTCTCCATGCTTGGGTGGTCGTGATATGACCACCGCCAGAACGACTTGGGAATAACCAATGTTTGCAACGAGATGCATATTCGCATAACATTTCATAGATTTCTTTAGACAACGCAAATCGTTTGAACTTGCCTGTTTTTTGTTCTCGTAATTCCATCATTGGTTTGACATCATCTACGGTTAAACCGACTAAATCGCTAATGCGTAGACCAGAGTTGATACCCAATGTAAATAACATTTTATCTCTGTCATTTGTCAATGCTTCACGCATTTCATTGACTTTGGCTAAATCTCTAATTGGTTCTGTTACTGTTGACATAATTTATCCTCCTAATGGGTTGCCCTAATATGACAACCACTATTGTTTCTACATATAGAATACACCATGTATGAAAATGTGTCAACACTTTATTTTGTAATTTTTAAAAATATTTTGGAGGTTCTTTATGGAAGAACTACAATTAAAGCGGAAGAAGTCGTTCGAGAATCGGATTGATTTCTTCGGATTGCAAGACTCTGTGACCGAACAGAGAAACGCTGGGAAGTCTTATGTTGCCATCGCACGAGCATTAAACAAAGACAACCAGCAACATCTACAAGGCATTGTCATTACGCCTAAGATGGTTGGTGACTGGTGTCGGTCTAACCTTGTGGAAGAAAAGCCATCTAGCAAGGAATACGAAGTTGTCAACACATACAATGAACAAAAGAATTTGTTAGAAATGGTTGAAACACAAATTGAAATGATTCAAGTGTTCATTGATGATTTACAATGTCAACAAGCCGAGGGAACAATGTCACCAGACATCTTGTATAAACGCATGAAAGACTTAATGAGTGACCAAGAGAAGTACTTTGGTCGTAAACAAGCGATATTAAAAGATATGCAAGCAACAATGGAGAAAATCTTTACGTTCCAAGCAATGAACTCCATTATTGTTGAAATCATGCGTATTATCACGGAAAAAGACCCTAAGTTGGCAGAACAAATCACTAAAGAAATGAAAACAAATCAAATATTATTGTCTAATTACGCAAAAATCCAACAAAATTAAGAATATCTATCTAAATATTATCGAAAAACCTTAACTTTTTACTGGATTTTTTCACTATAAGTGAGAACAATTACCACTTAGGAGGTGTGTCCGTGGCTGAAAACATTTTGGACTCGCTATTGGGTGTGTCCGTGGCGAACACAGAGCCGTCAAGTGACACTCCATCTGATAAAGATATTGGTGCAACAGACTTGGAATATTTTGCTAAGACATATTTTCCGCATATATTCTCAACGCCATTCTGTGAATTTCATCACTCAATGTTCCGTGATGCGGAGAACATGATATTGCACTTTGACAATCTACACAATAAGTTCGTTCGTGCAGCACCACGAGGTCACGGCAAAAGCCGTATTATCTCCGTTGTGTTTCCGATATGGCTAATTGTGTATGGTTATCGCAAGAACATACTGATTATTTCAGATACCTTTGAACAAGCCAAAGAGTTCATTCAAACAATTAAGGATGAACTGGAAGATAATGAACGCTTGAAAGCAGACTTTGGTCTTCTTAAAGGTGATAAAACATGGGCGAGCGATAAGATTGTCACCAAAAATAAAATACAAGTGTTTGCAAAATCAAGTGGTCAATCCTTGCGTGGTTCTTCATATAACAACATCCGTCCAGAAGTCGTAATCTTAGACGACTTAGAAAATGACGAAGCGGTGGAAACTGAAAATCAACGCAAGAAGTTATACGATTGGTTTATGAAAGTATTAATGCCAATCGGTAACCCAAGAACCGTATTTTTGTATGTCGGTTCGGTTTTGCATTATGAGGCTTTGTTATACAAAGTATTGACCGACTCCAAGTTTAATAACTGGAATCGTGCCATATATAAAGCCGTGTATTCTTTTTCTGAAAGTCCAGAATGGACTGTATGGGAAGAATTATTCAACGACTTGACAGACCCTAATGCAGCACAAAACGCATCTGATTACTTCAATGAACATAAAGAAGAAATGATGGATGGCGTGGAAGTTATGTGGGAGGGTCGAAACTTTGGTCTATTTGAACATTTAGATTGCTCGTTTGACGAGAAAATGAAACTATCTAGGGATAACTGGTATCAAGAACTCATGATTCTTAAAATGCAAGATGATGAAGCATTTAACTCGGAGTATCAAAATAACCCAATGACCGAAGCCAGTCGAATATTTAAAGAATCGTGGATTAAATCCAATTACTATGACGAAACAAATCTACCGCATATGAAACAAATCTATGCGGCAGTCGATGTATCAATGGGTAAATCACGAACATCTGATTATTCGGCAATCCTTATTGTTGGTCGTGGCGTTGATAACTACTTCTATGTACTAGAAGCAGATGTTGAACGTAGACCACCAGATGCAATCATTAATGATATTCTCTTGTATCTTGACAAATACAACGGAAGATTGGACGGTTTTATTGTCGAAGAAAACGTATTCCAAGAGTTCTTTTCTAAGACATTACAACAAACCGCACTTGACATGGGTTTATATGTCAACTGGGTATCCGTTCGGTCTACCGCAAGTGACAATAAAGGCACACGCATCCGTTCGCTTGCTCCGAAGATTAAACAAGGGTATATTAAGTTTAATAAAAACCATCGTATCTTAGAAAGTCAACTTAAGAATTTTCCTAAAGACCACGATGATGCACCAGATTGCTTAGAACGATGTATTGCGAAGTTCTTAGAAAACTCTGCGACTATTGCAGTCGGTTCTATTGGCAGTCAGAACAAACGTAAAAACATTTTATCATTCATGAAAGGTTGGAAACGATGAATCTTAAACAACGAATCTTATCATGGATGAGTAAAACTATACTAAGGGATACGGTTGCCAATCTAAAGAATACTTGGTTGTCTTCTTTTAGATTTAACAATCGAGCAACCGAAACAAAACTTAGTGTAGAAGAACTACGGAATCTATCAAGAACACCGATTGTACGTTCTGCAATCAATCAAATCCGAGAGGGTATTCTTGCGTTGCCTTGGGAAGTTGTTTCCATTGATGGTAACGCAAACAAGAAACAAATCAAACAGGTTACACAGATTATTCAAAATCCGAATCCTGTTGATGATTACAACGACTTCATTGGCAAGCTATTTGAAGACTTGATTGTACTAGACCTTGCGTTCTTTGAACAAAAGGTAGTCAAGGGATATAGACCTTTGTATTTATTCCCAATTGACACAGAAACAATCGAAGTAGCAACCAATTGGAGCGGTGACTTAAATCAACCACGATTCTTGCAATCCGTAAATGGACATCAAGAATGGTACAAGGTTGATAAAATCGCCATGTTGCAACGCACGAAACTGACATATGATGAATTTGGTTTATCACCATTAGAGCAAGCATATCGGCATATCAAATACCTAGCAGAAGTACAAGAGTATGCAAACGATATTTCCTCTAATGCGATGCCAAAATACTTAGTCAACATGGGTGCATCCGCAAGTGAAGAAGAGATTGAAAAAATCCGCTTGTATATTGCGAATGAAATTCAAGGACAATCGGCGGTTGCAATCGTCGGTTCTGCACAATTGGATGCCAAACAGATTTCACCGATTGGTGATGAAGCCGCATCCTTGAATTGGCAGAAAATGTTGCTACAGATTATTGCGACTTGTTTCAATATCCCTCCAGAACGATTAGGTGTAGCGATTTCAAATGACCGTTCTACCTCATCTGAAAAAGATAATGAAATGTTGGAATACACAATTAAACCTTGGGCGAAGATTTTTGAACGAGCGTTTAATAAATACGTGGTTGCACGTTTAGGATATTCCGACAGTATTAAATTCCAATTCGTATTTACTCCAACCAAGGCACAACAGGCAGATGCCGTTGAACGTGTTCGTAAACTCGTTGATGGTAATATTATCACATTAAACGAAGCACGTCAAGAGTTAAATGGTGTTCTTGGTATTGAACTGAAAGATATTCCGTCTGGCGATTCATTGCTAGAAGAATATAAATCATCTTTGATTCAAAAGCGTGTACAAGACGATGAGTCTACAGAGAAGACAGATGAACTTGACACGACCGATGAACCGAAGAAATCTACAGAGAAAGGAGAAGCCGATGGAAAAACAAAAAGTACAACTTAACGCTAGTGCAATTAAGGTTATACTGGATAACCAACATACGAACTCCATGCGTTTTACTGGTACGTGTATGTTCCTAGATGAACCATCTGATTATATTCCCGGTGGTGTTGATAGACCTGTGTTGTTATCATCCGAAGTTGCAGAAACTTGTGCATCTACGATGAACCTTATGGGTATCAATTGTGATTACGACCCTTGGTTATTTCCAGATGAAGTCATGATGGCACATGACCGTAGAAATAAAATTGGTGTGGTCGAAAAATGTTGGGTTGACGGTAACGAACTTAAGTTTACTGGTATTATCTACAAGAATGACTTTCCAGACGTTGCAGAGTTTATCAAAAAGACTGTAGACTCTCTAGGATTCTCTGTGGAAGCCATTTTCAATATCCACGAGTTTGAAGACCATATTGAAATGGCGGATGTTGAATTTACTGGTGTTGCTATGTTGTTTAAAAACGCAGCCGCATACCAAAATACGTATATTGCAGAAATTGCCGCAAAGGCGAAAGGAAAACAACTAATGAACGAACAAGAAATTAAAGCCTTGGTTGATGAAGCCGTTAAGGCATCCATTGAAGCACAAGCGAAAGCACAAGCACAAGCGGAAGAAGCACAAGCACTAAAGGATGCAAAAGCCGAAGTTGAACGCTTGACTGCCGAATGTTCCGCTAAAGATGCGTTGATTGTTGAAAAAGATGCAAAAATCGCAGAACTTGAAAAATCTGTTGAAACAAAAGATGCAGAAATCGAAGCTGGTAAAGCCGAAGCAGAAAAACAAACTGTAATTTCCGATGTTAAAAACTTGGAAACTAAAGCTAAGTTGGAAGCTGGTAAAGCTGAAAAAGATTACGATAACTTTGCAGATGGCATCGAAGCTATGTGTAAATAATTACGCATAATTTATTTTGTTGATTTGATTTTATATCATAGGAGAAATAACTGTGGCAGTAACAAAATCCAAATTTATTACAGCAGCTGCCGTTGCTGATTATAACCAATCTCATTACATCGAGTTGCCTAAATTCCAAAACTTGATGGTTGATTTACTAAATCGTAATATTACAATCCGTAATCGTATCACTCCAGTAATGGCGACTGGCTACCCATCTCGTTATTGGGAACAAACAAAAATCGCACACAATGCGAAATTCGTAAATCCACGAACTGGTGATGCTGGTAAATACGGTGTTGACACTTACGATGAAGATTACGGTCGTGTAGAAAAGGCAGTATACCTTAAAGCAATTACATCTGGTATTAAATACTCTTTGTTTGATACAGAAGTTGTAGCACAACAAGGTGATGCCTTGGCAAAATCTTTATTGAATAAAGACATGGAAGACATGATTGTTGACTTGCTTCAAACTTCCAACAAAGGTATCTGGACAGGTGCGGCAACCGCAGCCGATGATTCCACTTCCGTTGAATACTGTGGTTTGGCTACACAAATTACAGATGCAGTAACTGTGGCTAACCCTTATAGCTTTGCAACTGGTACAGGCGAGTTTGTAACTGATACAATCCGTACTAAAATGGCATCCAACTTGGCATCCACAAAATACATCGGTATGCCTACTGCGATTTACGCAAATCCATTAACAATCGACTACTTAAGCCGTGCCGAATTAAAACGCCCGGGTTTTGCAGTCAACCAATCCGCAGACAAAATGGATTTGGGTAATGGTTTCGTGGTAAATACTATCCGTACACAAGCTGGTTATTTACCATTAATTCCAGACAACTACATTCCATTTGACCCAACTAACAAAAAACATACATTGTATGTAGTCAACGAAAACTTGATTGAACGCCATTACTTGACTAATGCAGAACCACGCATCTTCAAAATGGGTCTTACAAAAGGTCTATTGGACGAATACGTTGCAGTAATGTTTGATGCAATTGTTGCAAAAGGTGCTAGTGCTGGTGCACACTTCAAAGTTGAATTTACTGAAGCGTAATTAACATTACGGAAGCGTAATACGCCTAATTCAAACGATTAATCACAGGGGTGTCTTTTGACACCCCAATGTTTTAACCGAATGGAGATTTTTACTATGTTAGTAACATTAAAAGACAGTAATGCAACCCGTATTTATCTGTGCGGTCGCATTATTGAGTCTGATAACGGTCGCTTTGAAGTTTCCGAGGAAGAATATGCTTTAAATGAAGCAGTATTAGAGCCTGTGGATAAAAAAGCTGGCAAAGTTATCAAACCAAAAACAAAATCTGCTGATGCAGTAGACGAAGTAGATTCTACGGAATCCTAGGAGATAAATCATGGTATACTTAGATGCAGCAGAAATTGACGAATATTGTCAAATGATTCCAGTTGATGAAAGTCACGTTCAGTTTGCATCGACTATGATTGATGCCTACGTTGGAACAAACAATGGAAAATCAAAATTTTCATCCAATGAAATCACCGAGATTGTTAAACCGAATCGCAAAGGCGTGTTGATTCTAAAGAATGACCCTGTGATTGATATTTTGTCAATCCAAGCAATTCACACACGAGATGTAAACGAAGACGGAGTTGAGATTGAACCGTACTTGTATGACTTTGATGGTAGCAAGTATGTATATCTAGTGAGTAACACATCCGCCATGACATATTCTCGTATTTTCTTGCGTGATGCAAGATTCTATAAAGTTCGTTACAACTATGGATTCGCTGAAATTCCACGAGAAGTAAAAACGGCTTGTGCAATGATTGCGATGAATATTTCACAGGTTTCTACATTCACCGCCTTAAATTCCATGACAACTTTGGATGCTCGATTTTCATTGACTGACCCAAACTTATTTACAAACGAAATCAAATCATTGTTATCACGATACAGATTTTAAACGGAGGTATATATGCGAGAAAAATATACACCAAAGTTTGACTGCACACGAATGTTCGCATCATGGCGTGAAACCATTAAATGCGATGGTAAAAAACCAGAGTTTGTGTTGTTTACACGAATTGGTCGTGGTACAAAACGGTTTCTTGTGAATAATGTTCGTTGGGGAAACCTTATGTCAGATTCTTCATTGGAAACTGGCGATATATGCGAACGTAGAAACGGTGATACGCTATTCTTGGTCGCAAAAACAAACTCATTTAATGGTGATAAGGGTGAGTTTTACACAACAAATACAATCGTAAATATCTATGGTATCGAAACCACGACAGACGAGTATGGCAATACCAGTGGTACATCTACTGTAAGTAAGATAAAAGACTTAAAGTGTGTATACGAAGATGTGTCCGCTAAGATGCACTTGTTCGATTATGGTTTGCTACCGACTACTACAAAGCGATTTATTCTGCCAAGGGATACGGATGTTGCACTATTGGATAGAATCGAAATCAATGGACAGTTTTTACAAATAGATGTAATTAACAGGTTCGATTTTGCACCATTCCTGTATGTGCAATGTTCACCAGACGAGCGTGGCTAACATGAAGACAATGCAAGATGTAATCGCTAAGGTATTAGAAGACCACTTAGATGTACTAAGTGACCGTATCAAACAAATATGGGCGGTTGCAGACGAGGGCATCTATACTGACCACCATATAATCCTTAGAAGATTCACACCAAGCGTCAACATGGTTAGACTTGGCTTAGACATCACAGGTCTTGGGGCGTTCATCCTAGAGTATGGCTCTGGTTCGTTCATGGTAACGAATACAAGTGCGGAACTTGGGGAGTTTGGCAACCCAGACTTACCAGAATACATGGCATCATCTTGGTTTAACGATAATCGTTCATCGCACGGCAATGTAATCATGGGTCGTGACAAGGGAGAAACTGTTCATTCACCAACAATGGGTGTGGCAGATTATAAATCCAAAGGTCATTTCAAGGGTATCAACTTAGAAGAACCCATGAAAAAATCCAAGCTAAAACCTTTAGAACCAAAAGAACCGATGTTTGTTGTCGAAACAGAAATCGTCCATTGGTTGAAAGAATTGGATGAAGCTATTGACGATGCAGTATCTGATTATATCGAAACCCAACTAGATAATGCTTTTAAAGGAGTAATCGCATGAAGTATACGGTACAACTATTGGATGAACTGTGGAATATCTTGCGACAAGACGAAGAAATAGCTTCGTTATTACGCATAAAAGACACACAATCAATCCAAGAGTGGAACTCTAAGATTAGACGTGGTCTTGCTGGTGCGGAACTCGTTGACGAAAAACAAGATATTTACATAATTATATCATTCATTCCATCTGTTGGTAATACCAAGAATTGGATGGTCAACAAGAATCTGTTAGAATTTAGAATCATTGGTCGTTCTAACAACAGAAAACTTGTGAATGATTTATATATACATTTGAATAAACTATTAAAGGAACATTATCAAGAAATGTCCATCTATACCGAGGGTTCATTCTCTACTGGTACGGCTGGCTTAATCGGTTATATGTTTCGTGTTAGACCTTTTACATGGTCGTAATCATAGGAGATAATTAATGGCACAACAAACAGGCAAAAACTTTGTATTGAATGGTGTTGGCGAAGCATGGGCGAAACGAGTTGTAAACGGCAAAGTTGAAGCCTATAAACTCGGTACACTTCAAACAATGAAACTATCTTTCAGTTCCTCTGATGAAAAAGTCTATGGTTCTGATGCTTTACCACCAATCTATATCTTGAATAAAGAATCCAATGTTCAAGCATCTTTCACCGAAGCACGTTTTAACCTTGATTACTTGGGTGTAACTGCTGGTGCTGATGTAGACAACAATGGTACTTTGATTTTCTCTGTAAAACCTACATTGATTGCAAGCGGTACTGCATTTACTGTTCCAAGCGTATCCAATGTTATTCCAGAAGATACAATCGTGGTACTTGCGAATGATAATCAAATGGAAGACGAACGTGAAACATTAAAGTACACAAAAAGTACAACTCCATCCGCTGGTGAATTTACAATTGATACATCTGGTCAAATCACTTTGGGTCAATCTGTAACAAACAAATTCATTGAAGTATCTGGTCTTCGTACTGATACAACTAGCCGTAAAGCTACAATGAAAGCAACTAGCGTACCACAATTCGTTGAAATCCGTCACGTTTCCAATCCTGTTGATATGGGCGATGGTAAGAAAGTTATCTTGCATACTCATATCTTCCGTGCTAGAGCGACTGGCAAAATGGATATTGACCATGAACGTCAAAAAGCATCTGCACCACAACTTGAATTTGAAGTTATGTATGATACTACTCGTACAGACGGAAAAATCTTGGAAATCACACAAGAAATCCAAGGCTAATCTCATGGGGGCATCTTCGGATGCCCCTATTTTTTATTATATGGAACACTACGGAGATTTATAGATGTCAAACACTTTAATTCCACAAGAAAAATACATTATGCTTAATGGCAAAGAATATAAGATTTATCCGATGCTATTGAAAGATTACAATAAAGTTGAACGTCTATTGTCTAAAATAAATGACCAGTACTTATATTTGAACTTACCATCACCAATTTTAGACGAAGATGGCAAAGAGGTGTTAGATGCCAATGGCAAGGTGAAATATGACTATGTGGCATTTAACTCCATGTGTGAACTGTTTGAGATGGCGTTACGTATTCCACGTAAAGAATTGATTAACGCAATCGACTTAGACAATGGTGTACAACTGTTAGATGAATATCTATCTATTAGCGGATTAAAAAAAAAGATGATGGGTCTAATGGCACAGGAACTGCCGAAGATAAATCTGGAGGACTTGACCTAGTCATTGCATCTTTGGTACAACACACAAGTGAAACCAGAGAATCGCTAATGAGATATACTTTACCAGAACTAGAGGGGTTATCTGTTGCGTTAAACGAAAATAATAAAACAGATACAAACGATAATGATACTTTTGTTGACTCTGATTCCGTCACAGGGGCAGATGCGGTACGTGGTCTTTTGAGTTCTGGGTACGCATCATAGGAGAATAATTAATGGGAAACAAAAAATTCGGATATGACATAAAAATAGACTATAGTCAAGCAACCGAGAATACCAATCGAGTAACCTCTAGTATTCTACAGTTGCAACAAGCCGTAGAACGACTAAAAAGAAACTCTGACATTCAAATTAAATTCACTGGTCTTCCACGACAACTTGATAGCATTACAACAAAAACTGCTACATTGGCTAACGCTTTGGAAAGAACGGCTCAAAGCGGTAATCTTGCATCTAAGTCTTTTGATGGTATGTCTGCGAAGATGCAATCGCTTAAAAAAGATGGCGAAGCACTTGCCAAAGGTCTACAGGATTCTGCCAATGCTATTAAAAAGTTAGAATCATCGAATCATAATACCTTAAGAGATGGCAACAAGGCTATGACGGTTGGTACTCAAATTAACCAACTTAAGAACCAAGCCGATGTACTCTATCAAGCATGGAAAGCGAACAACGTAGGTAAAGAACAATATCTTCAACAAATGACTGCAATCCAAGGCAAGTTAAACACATTGTATGGTCAACAACGAAGAATTAACGAAATCACACAAGAACATATCCCAACGCTAACTAGATGGGGTTTTGAACTAGATAAGGTTGGTTCACGACTTGGGTATTTTGCAACACGTTGGGCGGCATTATGGGTTGGTGATAAAATCATGGATTCATTCTCTGCTTTCCCAAAAGTTGAACAAGATATGGCTGGTTTCGCCCAAGTTATGAAACACGGCACAGGGGCAACCAATGCGTTTGCCAAGTCACTATTAGAAGTTGACCCATCGAATTTAAAGAACAGTCTTCAACTTGGTGGTACGGAAGCAGAAATCTTTAAGTCTGAACTAGAGAGTATGCAAGGCAAACTACAAGGACTTGCGGTTCAATATGGTACAACAAGCCATGAAATGATTGAGTCTGCTAAGTTATGGGGTCGTGCATACAAAGATAACAATACGGTTCTTGCCTTGACAGATGCAGCCACCAAACTAGCGGTTGCCGATGCGTTCGACATTGTGTCTGCAAACAAGGCGTTGGAATCTTCAATCATGCAATGGGGTTTCCAGATTAACAATACAAACGATGCCATGAGTGTATCAAACCGAATCATCGACTCTTGGACATCTCTTGCACATAACTATACGGTTTCTGCACAAACATTATCCGAAGCAAACAAACGTATGGCACAATCCGCAGCCGAAGTCGGTGTATCATTCCACTCTGCACAAGCACTTGTTGCCGTTATGGCACGTAAAACACAAGCAGAGGGTGGTGAAATCGGTAATGCCTTGAAATCTATCTTCGGTTCGATTCACTCTAAAAAAGCCGTTAAAGCATTACAAGAGTTTGGTATCGAAGTTTACAAGGTCGGTGAAAACGGAGAGCGTTCATTCCGTAAAGTAGACGATGTGTTGCTTGATTTGATGATTAAGGCACAAGGGTCGAAAGAATCCATGGAAGACTTGCTAAAAGCAATCTCTGGCGGTAAATGGCAATGGAATAAGGCAGATGCCATGTTGGATTTAAAAGAATACTTAGAAGCCTTACGATTATCTTCTACATCCATGGGTTTCACCAATGCACAAGTTGGTATGCAACTTGATACAATCCAAAAGAAAATACAACAGATTGCCGCACAATGGGAAAAGATGATGACTACTGCTGGTAATGGCACAATGTCAACCGTTATCAAAGGTATGTTGGACGGTGTTCTTGCATTGTTTAAATGGATAGAACGCTTACCATCGTCTATTGCTATGGTTTCATTCGCTATGCTTGGGTTATTGGTTATTCACCGTAAATGGGGTTCTGTTTTCAACATCATGAAAACAAGCGTTGTTTCTGGTTGGAATAAAATGACTCATGCAGCCGAAAAATACGCAAGAGCATCAAGAATTGCAAGCGGTAACACAACAGGTCTTAAGGGCAAATTCCAAGGACTTAAGGGTGCGGCTGGTGGACTTGCTAGTGAAATCGGTACACTCACAGGATTCATGGGTGGCTGGGTTGGTATCGCCGTTGGTGCTATTGCGATTGCTGGTCAACTTGCCTTATCTTGGCGTTTTAATCGTGAAGAAGTGCAACAACAGATTGATACTCATTCTCAACTGTTACAATCTTATGAAGAAACATATGGACGTTTAAAAGAATCAACTGGTGTCTTAGAGCAATTTATCAACGCCTATTATAGCTTAAACCAAAAACAAAAAGAGTATGCAGAGGGTTCAGAAGAAGCAAAACAAGCTGCGGAAGAAATTCAAATTGCACACGATGGTATCATCCAGATTCTTGGCGAAGAACAAACAAACTTTGTATTGACCGCAGATAATTCAGATGAAGCAAACCAACGCATGACACAAGCGGTACAAAAGCGACAAGACCAACTAGCAGAACAAATCAAACACGAAAAAGCACAGTTGTTCCAAGCTGCACAAGCCGTTCGACAACAAACGAAAGACAATCTTGACTCTTTACAACACGAGAAAAAAGGTTGGTTAGACCGTATTGCCGTAATCATTCAATTCACAAAAGTACTTGACGTATGTCGTTTGGCTTATTATTCGTTGATGCATGCTTTCCAACAATGGAGAGCCGATAGAGCGGCTGCACGATTACAACAAGCGGATGGAGCAATCGGTCAAGCAGAGAATGAATTAAACGCTTTAAAGGCAGCTGGTGCAAACAATCGTCAAATCGAACAAGCCGAACGCAATCTGCAAATGGCTAAATATACTGCATCACAAATCAAGGACGAACAAACGCATTTACAAGAGGATGCAAACAGTTATGGTCAACAAGCAGACCAAATTTTGGCGGCAACCGCAGCTAAAGTGCAAGCCGATGGAGCAGAGCAACTACAAAGCATTAATTCTGCGTTATACGGTAATTCTGGTGGCGGTGGTACAACTGGTAATTATCCACGTAGCGAACTACCAGATGGTGGCGGAGATGCTGGCAAAAAGGGTAAAACTGGTAAAACAACCAAAGCTAAAAATCCATATAGTGGTACTCCAGAGGGTGAAGCTATTGACTTCTTAATCAAACAGGGTTTTACGGCAAACCAAGCATATGGCATTGTCGGCAATCTAATGCAAGAATCCAGTATGCTTCCATCGGCAGACAATGGTTCTCACCATGGTCTTGCACAATGGGATAAAGACCCCGGCGGTCGTTGGGAACAACTCGTGGCTTTTGCTAATGCGAATGGCTCTGACCCAGAGAGTCGTGCAACACAAATGGCGTTTCTTGTTCATGAGTTACAAACAACAGAGCATGACAATTGGTTGAAAGTCTTACAACACGCAACCAATGGAACACCAGAAGAATACGCACATTACTTTGATATGTTCGTTGAACGCTCTGGTGGTGCAGAAACTGCTAATAGACAAGCATATGCACGTCAATTGGCAAACTCTCAATATGGCGATGAAACTAAGACAGATGCAGAACGAGCGAATAAACTTGTTGAAAAACAAAACAAGATTGATGAACTCGTGAAAAAGCTATCCAAAGCGGAAGCTGAAATGGAAAACGCCATGAAGCCAAAAGAACAAGCTGACTTGGCGAAAGAATCTCAATCTTTAAAAGAAAAGCTACAGGGCATCCAAAAAGAGATTGACGATTTAATCAAACTCAATCCAAAAGCAGATGTTAAAAAATTGCAAGAAACGATGAAGAAATACGATACAGTAATGACCCATCGTATGCAAGATAAGTACCGTGATAAAGACTATGACGAAGCCGTTCAAATGGCAAAAGACCGCCATGAGAATGAAGACTTAGACCGTGAAATCGCTGGTACATCTGAAAACTTTTGGACAAAAGATATTCGTGATGCACAACGCTTGGTTGAATTGTATATAATCAAGGTAAAACAATACAACGACATGGTTGCAGCCTTTAAGCGTGGCGATTCTGAATATACCGAAGCAGACATTCGTAAAGCTGGTATCGAACTTAAGAAGCTACAGGTACAAATCAACAAGACTGGCAATGACTTAAATAAAAACATCCGTCAACAAACTCATGACGTATTCCATTCGATGATATTCGAGGGTAAGAAGTTTAAAGACGTATGGAAAGACCTATGGAAACAACTTGCGGAAGATACATTGAAGATGTTGTTCAAAATCCAAGATGGCAACGGCGGTCTATTACAGAACTTACTAAAGAGAAAAGACAAAGGTTATCAAAAAGGTATTAATCCTTTAAAGGGTTTACTTGGGAAAGATGGCAAAGGCAACATTGGTGGTGTTGACGAAACATTAAACCAACAAATGTTAGCAACGCAAGCCACACAAAATCTTGATAAAAACTTTGCGACATTCTTGGCTAATACTCAAAACGGTACTGCATGGAGTCAAGCGACATTTACCGATGCCGTAATCTATGGTAATGTCAATGGTGATAAAAACAGTCTTAACTTACCAGAGGGTAACAAGGATTCCAAAGACAATAAAACCGATGTATCCCAATATATCAACGCTGGTATGAAAATTGCTGGGGGTAATAACAAATGGATGGGTACACTCGGTACTGTCATGGGTTTTGCACGGCAGTTTGGTCTTTTAAAGTTCGCCAGCGGTGGTGCAGTCAATAAAGACCAATTGGTTCGTGTTGGTGAGGGCGATAAAAAAGAATGGATTATTCCAACCGCTGATAAAAAGCGTGGTATTCAGTTGTTAAACCAAGCTGCACGTGACCTTGGGGTTGGAGAAACCAAAGGTATCGAACCTAATTGGAAAAATCCGAATACATCTACAGGGGCATTATCTGAACAAACTAAACGACAAGACCGAATGATGAATCAAATGGTCGCAAACACATCGGCTATGACTAAGGGAATGAACTATATGGCGAACAATGGTTCTACACATGAATCCATTGCACAACCAGTGTTTGTTAAACAAACGATTTCTGACCAAGACTTCTTGGCTAAATACAACAAGTTGGTGGCACTTGGGAAAATGAAATAACACAACTTTTGTGTAATTTTTGACACTATATGTGAGGGGCGATAAACCCCTCACATTATATACTGTTGGAGGTCATATGGAAGACATTACGAAATACTTGGGTCTGAAATACGGCTTTAATCATAAAAAGAATCAATATCATTGCGTTGATGTTTGTCGTATGTGGTATAAAGACCATGGATACAAACATTGCTTTGACGATGGTAAAAAAGACCCAACGTCATGCGAAGATTTTCACAAGAATCATCAACTAAGGGTGTTACGTTATTTATTGAAACACTTCACCAAAGTTCGTGATATTGATAAACTGCAACATGGCGATGTGATTGTATTCAACGTAGATGGCGACTTACATACTGGCGTATATCTACAGAATGGACAAATACTTGCGATGCAAGTTCCATGTATTGAAAACGTATCACTATCTGCCGTATTTAAACGCAGTTATTGGCAACCATTGTTTTATTGTGGTTTCCATCAAGAACGCAACGAAAGGAATTAACGATGGCGACATATCCAAAGTTTCCATTGCCGTATATATTTGAGGTTGAAAAAGGTCTAAAGTTTGCCACACAAGAAGTCACATTTGAATCTGGCAAGAAACAAGTGCGACAACTTGCGGTGACACCAAAGAGAACTTGGTCAATCAGTCTACGTGGCACAACAGGACAACAAAAGATATTTGAAGACTTTTGTGAATCTGTTGGAGGTAATACAAGACCGTTTTTGTTTACCGATGAATATGGCAAGGAACAATTATGCAGATTCGCAACCAACGAGTTTAACATGAAAGTACTGCGAGATTTTACAATTGAGAATGGTACTCATGGTAATGCCGTTGGGTTTACTGCGAATGTACAAATCGAGAAATTATTATAATGGTACGCTAGTACCATATAGGAGTAGTAATATACATGATTAATTTACCTGTGGCGTTTCGAGAAGCATTGGAAAGTGGCTCGGTATTTGACATTGAGTTATACGAAGTACACATACCGAATTTAACGCTTTATTTATGCTCTTGTGATGTCAACATTCAATTCAACGGTCATACATACTTGGCATTACCGATACGCCGTGGTGAGATTGATAAAACGGTAGATAATTCGATTGACTCTTGTGAATTGCAGATTTCAAATGCAACCGATAAGTTTACCCAATTATTATTCAAGGGTATTCCATTCACAGGCAGTCGAGTGTATATCTACCGAATTTTATACCCAGATTCACTTACGAACGCAAACATGATTAAACCTGTGTTTATGGGGCGTGTTGATGCACCAGAATTGACAACAGACGGTGTCTTTAAAGTAACGGTAACAACAGATGTTCCAAACGTGCGTGGCGGTCGTAGAACACAATATTCTTGTACATCTGTATTCGGTGACGAATCATGTCAAGCACAAATCGAAACATTGCAAACGACCATTGATTCAATCACACAAGATGGACATGGTTTTCGTGTTGGTGTCCGCAACCCAGCAGACCAAAAGACATTCACAAACGGTGTCTTAATCGTGAGTGGCGAAGCACGTAAGATTGTTGACTTTAAAGATGCTGGTGCTGGTATCTATTTAGAATATCCGTTGTTACAATCACCAGATGTATTAATTGGTCAACAAGCGACAATCCAATCTGGTTGTGACAAAACACCAACGGATTGTAAACGGCATGGCAATCAAAAGCGATATGCTGGGTTCTTATCTGTACCATTTGAATTTACGGTACGTACTTAATTTTTATAGTGAAGCAAAGCGAAACGAGGTATTAATATATGGGTAAAGGCGGTGGCAAGGGCGGTAAAGGTCGTGTAGCAAAATTCATTGGTCTTGCTGCTGGTATTGCCTTTGGTTTTGGCGGTGGTGCTTGGGGATTCTTAAAGGCGGCATCCGTATTTAGCCGTGTTATGTACGGTTTATCCCTTGGCATGTCCATTGGTGGTTTGTTCGATAAATCACCAAAGCAATCAACACCAGAATCAACATTTGACTCTAAGAATAACCAAGTAACATCCGAGGGTACAATCCCTATTGTCTATGGACAAACTAAAGTTGGTGGTCTACAGACATTCCATAAGATGGACGTTGGTGGTAGACGCTTGGACAAAGACGTGGTTCTTTGCGAGGGTAAAATCCACGACATCTTCGGTGTTACTGCGAACGGTTATTTAACAAGCGTACAACGCTTGAATGAAACAAAACAAACAAGAATACCTGTGTTTGGTATTCGTAATAATAAATACCCAGATGCAAAAGTATCCATTGAAAACGGTGTTGCGGAAAGGCATGGGTTCGCTGGTCATAAACCAAATCCATCTCAACAGTCAATCTACCAAGATAACGTAGATTATCAATCATTCAACAAGTTCAAGAAACTAAAGTTGCAAGCCAATGGCAAAACTGTATATATCTTCTTGACAGATGATAATACAACGATTGACCTACAGTACTCATTAGCTTGTAATACGTTTGGTAAAATCTATCAAATCATCTTGGGTGACACATATCTATCCGACTTACAAACAGACGGATGGGAACTTGTGAATCCTGTGATATGTCAAAACTCTCCATCTTGTTTAGAAACTTTTAATGAATCACCATGTTATAAACGAGATGTGTACTGTGTTACAAACGGCAGTCAAGACGGTAACAACTCAACGGTTTATACACACCTTGGTGGTAAAGACCAAGATGCACCAGACCAATATCTAACAACAGGCGGTTATCCGAATATGGCATATGTTCATGCTGACTTACGATATACCGAAAAAATGGGTGCTGGCAATCCAACGGTGACTGCTATTGTACAGGGTATGATTGTATACGATTGGCGCGACAAACAATATAAATACTCTAAGAATCCTGTTGTATGTCTATATGATTACTTGACAAATAAAACATACGGTGCTGGTCGGTATGTTACACCAGATATTCTTGACATGGAATCGTTTACCGATGTGGCAAACTATTGTGACGAAGAAATCACATACAATGACCCATACGGTGTCACGAAAACAGAGCCAAGGTATCAACTTGATATATGTTTAAACGAAACAAAAACACATCAAGAAAACATTCAATCAATCTTGAACTCATTCCTTGGGTTTATCGTGTTCTCAAACAATTCAATCAAACTACGGTGCGAACGATTAGAACAACCTGTGTATGCGTTCAATGATGATAACATCGTGGAAGAAACCCTTAGTTACAAATCTGCATCTATTGACCAAAGTCCAAACAAGTTTAATTTAACGTATGTAGAACCAGCATTGGATTATACTGCGGTTAAATTGATTGTTGAAGATGCCACAAATCAACTACCTCCGCCAATCGGTATTGGTAGACCTGTGGAACAAGATATTGACTTCAAGGGTGTACGCAGACAAACACAATGTTTACGACTTGGGAAAATCGCACGAGATATTATTCGCTTGTGTCCGATTACGGTTACATTCAAGACCGGTCTTATGGCTTCTCACTTGGAAGCTGGCGATATTGTTACAATCTCCAAAACATACATTGATGAAGACGGTGTTAAACAAGAGTTGTTTACCAATCAACAAGCACGTATCACCGAAATAAAAGAAGAAGACGGCACATTTGAAATTACCGCACGTCAATACAATCCATCAATCTATGATGATACGTTCGGTGCATCTTTAAAAGTATTCGGTACAGTTGGTAACGACAAGCCAATCAGATTAACACCAGCAACTGTTAAGCCTGTAGAGAATATTCAATTCAATCAAATCTACCGGGGTAAAGTCGATAGCTTACCAACATACGATATTATATTATCCTTTGACGAACCAGACGACATTGAGTTCCGTTCTGCATCGGTTTATATCCAAACTGTACACAATGGTGTGGCTGGTGAATGGAAGAACTATGGTGAATCCAAAGGTATCACAACTGTCATGGGTCTGAAACGTGGCAACACAATTAACATACGTATTATCCCAAACGATTCCAAAGGTATCGAACATGAAGAATCCATGTCTGCTCCATCGTATACCGTTGTATCTAAGTTTGGCACACCAGAGATGCCACAGAACTTACGCCTTAAGGTAACAGACGAAGCACGAATTACATGGGATATAATCAAGAATACCGATATAGACCATTATGAAATTTCAACCACTGGATTCTTTGATAATGGAGCAGTCGTATCAGTTGACAATGAAGCACCAATTACATTAACCATGCGTACAGGCAAGATTTATGTCCGTGGTGTAAACATTGATAATGTCGCTGGTCCAGCCAATTTTGTAGAATACGATTATCCAGAATTAAGTGTTCCACAATTAAATTACATCAAATCACAATCTGGTGCGTTCCAAGTTGTTCTAAGGGATACACCAAAGACAAATCCACCGATATTGAAAACCATTTTCAGAGTCAATGATAAAGACTTTAGAACCGATACCAATGTATTTACATATGTAGATGACCCAGCGGTATACAATGTGTCTTATGCATATGAAGATTACTTTGGCACAGGTGCGTTTTCTAGCGGTCAGAGTGCGGTAATTAAACAAAACATCAATCAAGATTTAATTAATCGTGCAACACAAGCAATTCAAAGTGTTGAACAGATGCAAGCAAACATTGATACGATTAACACACGGATTCAAAATGCGGTCACAGAACAAATCCAAAATTCAATCGGTGGTGCAAAATTAGAAATCACCAAAGCAGCCGAAGCAATGAAACAACAAATCACGGATGCACAACATAATATGGAATCCACGATTACACAAACGGCAAGTGCTTTGGATGCAAAAATTCGAGATATTGACTCACAAGTGCAATCACGAGTAACACAACTCGCAAGCACGATTGAGTCTTCTATTAAGTCTTTGTCTGGCGATGAACTCCTTAGTAGAATCAATCAGTCAAGCGGTGGTACTCAAATTGACGGTAAATTGTTACACGTTACATCTGATTCTGTATTCGATAAAGGCGTTGTAGCGAAAAACATCGAAGCTGGTACAATCAGTACCGACAAACTCATGAGTTCCATTCTTGACTTACAAGAGTCTGGTATGCAAATCAAGGGCGGTGGCGTTCGGATTGATTCTAGCGGTATTCGCATGAGTAATGAAAACGGTTCATTTACCGCATTAACCAAAGATGGTATCAAATGGTATGACTCCAAAGGTGTTGCCTATAGTGCTATCCAACAAATGGTCTTTGGGATTGCAAACGATGGCGACCATATCGACTTGAATTGGGATTCAGAACCAATGGTGTTTGTTGTTCCTAATAAGATGGACTTGGGTCAAAACATGAGTGCGGCCGATAATTACATCCAAGGAACAATAGAAACCAAGGCAGTCAATGTTTCCAAAAAAGGCTTTGACATCCACGCACGTATCACTCAATATTGCAACGGTGAGATGTATTATAATGGTAGACCTTGGGGGAGAACAAATCTTGATAACTTTGCACCGTCAAGATATTCCACAGGCACATTGACCAACCGAGTTTACATCTATAGCGAAGCCGATACGTATGTTTCTGTTGAGGTTCCAGAAGTTGGTATTGACGTATGGACATCCTTAGGGAAACAATACGATAGCACTAATGTCGAGGGTGCTGGATGGGAAAATCCACCAGAAAACTCTAAAAAGTGGTTGTCACCAATGGCATCTGGCAAAGGTAAAACAGTTTTTACTGGTAGTGGTCATGGGTCTTCATATAGTGGTCATTATGAGTTCCAACAAACAAAACAATGGATGATTGACTATGAGAAAATCCCTAGAAAAATCATCGCAATTCGCTTGCGTAAAGGTCAAAATGTAATCTCTTGTGCAATACCAGCGTTTGCCATCACGCCAAGCAACCCTTGGTTTAAGATTGCGAATATACCATCGCTCCCAGAGGGAACATACTTTGGTATTCGTTCTCCAGAGCCTGTACAATGGTTTGCCGTGAATGTACCAAAAGAAAACTATTTTGTTGCATCACACGCAAACTATAAGACAACTAAGTTTACTAGTCGTGGGACATACACGTTTACACCGACTGGCAAACGATTTAAGATTACCATGATTGGTGCATCGGTTGCATCACGTGGAATAAGACCAGAATCTTCTGAAACGAGAATCGTTGGTAATGGTATTGATTATAAAACATCTGGTTATGCAACCAATCTATCACTCAATAATCAACAACCGTATAAACAATCGTTCCATTCTGTACATGGCGATGCAAAGTACAACGAAAAAGGTTGTCTGTATTTTATGGCTAATGCTTTTAAAGTTGGTACAGACAATGTATCTACTTGGGGTGGCGATGGATTGTCAATGCCTTGTTATGTCTTGGCTGGCAACAATGTGTCATTCTTTAATGCAAACTTTACAAACAGACGTAATCTAAGCGGAAATCCAACGGAGTTCTTGCGTTTCCCAGATGGCAACTACCAAGGACGTGGCGATGTAAATGACGACACAAAAAACCTTGGTGTGTTCGGTGAACTCGTTGGTTGTCCATCGTTTACATTCACTGGTGGCGGTGGTGGTAATCCATCTAATTACGGACGTGATATGTGGTGGAACATTGAATGGCAGATGGGGTTATCCAAGGTTGTCACATATAATGTCAACGTACCAACTGGTGTGTCAAATTACACGATTACTATTGGTGAATGTCCAGATGTTACCGTTGGTAAAGAAATCCATTTCCCAGCTGGACCGTATAATGACGATGGTGGCTCACTTAGAATAACCAATACAAAACCATTTGATGGTGCAGTATTTATTACGGAGGAATTGTAATGTACTATAATGTATCGTTCATGGGGCAAGACCCCATGAATTTTTATGTTTCATACGATGAAACAGACGAAACAGTATCATACGAAACATACCAATTATATATGTCTGGTCAATACATCAAGGGTAATGACGGAGAACCAAAACTAAAAGAACAAACAAATGTTCAATCTACCTCTGGTGCATCCGATGCGGTCATACAAGAGGACACCACTCCTGTGGTGCCAGACTTACCAGACATTGACCCATACGTTGCGTTAAACAATAAGATTAAGAAATTGCGTAAACAGATGGAAGATATTCCAACGTCTGCCGATAATATTTATCGTGTGGCACATGGGGAGTTTGTTCCTGTGGAGAATGGCAAAAACCCAAGTGATTTCATCTATGAAATCATTAGCGTACAAGTATCTGGTGATACGTTTAATTCTCCTAATGTTGGTATGATTATACAACCTCCGCAGTATCCATTCTACAGGGATGCCAATATTGTAATCGGTATTGTAAACACGAATCAAGTGTATGTTTCAAACAACGAAACAGACCCAACTAAACATATCACAGGTTGGTTGACCATTAAAGTCAATGAGAAAACAAATCTTCCACAAGACACGAATGGTCAACCATTAGTTGTGACATCTATAGAACCACAATAGAAAGGAGGTATGCCAATGAAAGATTGGATTCGTGTTGAAGACGAAGTTATGCACGTTGGAGCAGACTGGAATCGGTTATATACCGTTGATGAATCAATTGATTTAACCGATGCAGTTGCCGTGTGTAAAATCCGTGATTTGAAAGACAATGTTCTGTTATCGGCAACGTGTACTGTGTATCCGCACGGTGTTGTCGTATGGTTTCCGTATGAAGATACGTTAACACTTAATCGTCAAATCAAGAGGGGCAAATACGATGTTTTCATTCAAAAAGATTCTAAATCTTGGAAACTTGTCATGGGTGAAATCGAAATTATCCACGACATTTCCATGCATTAATTTTAAAACAAAGGAGCATACAACTATGCCAAACGAAGAAACAATCCAAAAAATGTCTATTGTAGACCCAATTCAAGTCAACGTAAATATTCCAAACTTTGAGGGAAAACCCGGCAGAGATGGTACAGATGGTCGAGATGGTGACGATGCATACCGTATTGCCGTTCGTAATGGTTTCTTGGGTACTGAAAAAGAATGGTTATTAACCCTAAAAGGTCAAGATGGTAAATCCGCATCTGCACCTACGGCACGACAAGCATTACTTAAGAATAACATCTGGTGCGAAGATGAAACCGTTGATTCCGTGTTTACTGCTATGATTGGCAACTGGGGTAAACCAATGCCACGTACAGAGTTTAAACCAATGTCTTTCGTTGCTCCAGTTCAAGGACAACAAATTGTGTCTGTTGCTGGCGAACCACACTATAAAGTGAAAGTCAACGGATACAATGATGTATTTGAAATTGATAATGATGGCAATGGTAGAGTACAGTTGCCAAATCCATTAGCCGAAGATGATTATATTTTGGAATATTATAACTTTGTAAACTCTAAGATTAGCGATGCAACCATCATTGCAACATCAACAAATGGTTCTCCAGATGATACATTTGAACAATACGGCATAAAGTATGCATTGTACGGAACAGAATTGCACGTAAATGTCGTTAACGTAAATGCTGATTATTGGTTAAGTAATCCGATTTTCTTAGGGAAATGGAGTTCCGCAAATATTACAAAAATCTTGGTAAAAGCTTCCAGACCTACATCAATAAAAATCAGAGCTACAGATGTATTCCGTAGTGTTGGCAGTATTCCAATCTTAGTTGACCACCCAGAAAATCTATCATTCCAAAACTCCGATAACTATGCGGCCGCAGTCAACATTGGTGGTACTCAATATGGTACAACACCTATCTACTTTAACTCCTCTAACGTCCAATGGGATGAAACAAGACACAAATACATCTCTAACGGTCAAGCCGTAGACCACTTATAATCACTCTTGGGGATACAAACCAATGTATCCCCAACATTTCTTAGAAAGGACATCAATGGAAATACTTACAATGGTATCTCTCATATGTGGTATCTTGGCATCTGTTGGGGCAATCATAGGGGTTATCTTCAAGTTTGTAATCATTAACCCCTTAAAGGTGTCAATCGACAATCTCACCAAGGTTGTTGAAACCATATTGAAAGATATAGAAACAAGTCGAGTAGACCGATACAATCAAGCCATACGTTTGACATCTATAGAATCAGATGTTAGACACTTGGATTCTCGCATGGAGTCCATTGAGGAATCCTTGAAAGGGCGGTGATACCAATGAATAACATTATTGATTCAATCAAGGGTTATTATACCAAAGTGAAAACCGCCCATATTAACATCAAATCACTACAGTTTGTAAAGTTTGTCATTACAACCTCGTTTATCCCAATATTTATGTACTTGGGTGTTTGGTTGTATGCAATCTATGCAATGCACGTTGGTATAAACGTAACAATTCTTGTTTCTCTCTTATCGGAATTGCGATTGTTCGTATCCGTAATCTTCTCAACACAAACTGTTGCTGGCGTACTTGCGTATGGCGTTGCTTTAATTGATTCAGATGGCAATGGAGAATCCGATGAATTAGATGCCAAAGCACACGCCCAATCTAAAAATACTATTGATGCTACTATTGACACCACAGGAGATACGAAATGAGAACATTAACAAAAGACGAACTAATGAGTATGGCAACCAGTGCAAGAGGTTATATTGACCATATCTACTTGCATTGGTCTGCTGGTCATTACAACCAAAGCCATACCGATAAATACCATATATGCATTGACAAAGACGGCAATATGTATACCGATGTTGACTTATTTACGGAACACCGTGACCACACGTATATGCGAAACAGTCGTGCCATCGGTATCACTTTGAACGGTTGTTTTGATGCGACTAATCCGACAAATATGGGTACAGAACCACCGACTGAAAAACAAATTTATGCCCTTAGCTGGTTAGTGGCATTACTGTGTGTACAAATCGGTATTCCGCTTGATATTCAACACGTTATGACCCATGCGGAAGCTGCGGACAACAAAGATGGTATGGACTTATGCTACGCAGACCCAACGCCATATCCGAACAACACCTATGGTCCAGATTCAACGTGCGAACGATGGGATTTATGGGTTTTACACCAAGGTGACCAAGAATGGTCTGGTGGTGACAATATCCGTGGTAACGCACGATATATCGCACATAACGAGTGGGGGATTGACATATGATGCACTATAAGATTGAGAAACCACCGTTATGGAAAACGGTTGGTACTGTGTTATCAATATGTTTGATTGGTTTGTTCGTGTGTGTGTATTTGTTATTCAGCGGTATACATGAACATGAACAACAACTAAGGCAAACTGAAATTGAATTGCATAAAACACAATTGGAATTACAAGTTACACGACAAGAGCGTTTAATGTTACAAAACAAAGTAAATGTTTTGGAGAACATTGAATACGACCGTGGAACACTGGCAAGACCATAACGGAGAAACAATGAATGAAACGATTAAAACATACATTCGGTCAAATCCAAAGTATTCGATTTGTGCTATTATTGGGGTTGTTGTGTTTATTTCCATTGGGTTATTCCTATGGACAAGCTCCTCTAGTAACATTGACACAACACCAATACGAAACGCTACAAGAGAACTTGACAATGCTAGAGAATACAATCGACAATCAATTGAATACAATCAACGAATTGGAGATGCAGTTACACGTAGCGAAGTTATCAACGAGCGAATCGAACAAACAATTAATGGAAGCATCGACTCTAATAATCGAACAACGGAAGCAATTGACCGAAGCACAGAACTTATTAAAGCAGCAAGAACAGACGCTGCAAACGCAAAGAATCTCATTAGAGAAAGCCGAGATATACTTAACGCAGCAAAAAGAGATAATCAAGAAAGCACAACGCAGTCAACAACGTGCCAAACTCATTAATGTATTGTTGGGTGCAACGGTTGTATATCTTGCGGTCAAATGATTGGATGGTGGTCTAATTATCTCTACAGTATACAGTAGCGGATGTATACAAATTCTCTGATATAAAACAAATGGGGATATACCTTAGTTGGTATATCCCCAATTTTTTGCGTTTATACGGTTATTTCTTTAATTCCAATGGTTTCGCCTTAGTGATACAATCGCCACGCAATTGGATGTAATATCCAACGCCTGTTTTCATTTCAACCAAGTATGAAGACCACATAACATACTTATTGCCCAGATGGTCAAACACATATGCCATTGGTTTACCAGTCTTGGTTGTTCTTTGTTTGAAATCAGAAACGATAATTGCTTTGACATCACGACCGTTTGCCAATTCTGTGTTATATTCCATTAATGGGTTCTCAAAAGAACACCCAAGGTATTTATACCGTAGCGAAGCCAAAGGCACCTTAGAACTTAAATCTGGCGATTCTAGGAGGGTTATGGAATCATACTTAGATGTCCATTCTTGGATTTTCTTTTGAATGTTCTCTAATTTCTTTTCCATAGATTGTAATTGCTTTGGTGTTGCCGTTGGTGATTCCGTTTGCATCAACTGCTGGTGGTCACGCAATTTAACATTCCATTCGTCAATCTTGTTTTGTGCGTTCTTGCGGTCACTGGCGAATGATTTATACTTAGGGATTAACGCCATAAGTTCGTTTGTTTCACCCAAGAAATCTAATGCACCACTACCGACTAAACCCTCTAGTTGCAACTTGGTGTACTTGCTGAAGATTGCATCTATTGTATATTCTTGTGGTTTCTCAATCTTGTTGATACCCTTGATATACGCAAGACCTACACGAATGGCATTACCATCGACTGTCCATTCACGTTGACTATGGCGTAAATCTGGTGGTAATATCTCGAAGCCCTTGCGTTTAATCTCTTGGATATATGGCAAGATTTTCTCTTGGTTGCCATCTTCGGAATTGATGGTTGCTACATAAAATTCCAACGGATAATGGGTCTTTAGGTATGCCGTTATGTATGCCATGTAGCCGTATGATTGAGAATGAGCCTTATTAAACCCATAACTTGCGGCTGCAATAATCATGTCCAAGATTTGTTTCGCCACATCTTCATTTGTTCCATTGGCAACCGCACGGTCAACAAATTCTGCCGTAATCTCTTGCATTAAATCATGGTCTTTTTTACCAACCGCACGTCTTACAGTATCGGCTTCCGCCATTGAATATCCAGCGATAATCTGACACACACGCATAATCTGCTCTTGGAACACCATAATCCCATATGTTTCACCCAATGGTTCTGCTAACCGTTCATCCAAGTATTCAAACGGTTTACCATTACGGCGTTCGATGTACTCATCAAGCATACCTGTTAAGATGCACGCTGGTCGATACAATGCGACTACGGCGATTAAATCAACAAAATTCTTTGGTGCAATACTTTTAAGAGTTCTAATCATTCCCGGTGATTTCATTTGAAACACACCAAGCGTATCACCCTTACATAGTAAATCCAACGTAGGCTTATCATCCCAAGGTAATCTTGCTAAGTCAAGTGTATCTTTGACACCAGCCATCGTTACACAATCATTAATTACATCCAAGGTTCTAAGACCAAGAATATCTTCCTTTAGAAAACCCATAGATTCCAGATGCTTAAAATTAGTAGATGCCACAAATGTTTCTTCTTTTGTTTTAGAATCTTTTTGCATTTCTAAGGAGCAATACTTGGTAATATCTTGGTTTGAAACAATGACTGCCGATGCGTGTTTACCAAAGCCAGTCATAATACCAACCAATTGTTTTGCTAGAGAGAACATCTCTGGATGTTTACCATCGTTTACATGGTCAAGTTTGGCATACTCTAGGTCGTTATCATGGTAATCTTCATCATCATCAAAAGATACGTCCTTGATTTTCTTTGAGTATGCATCTGCGATGGTATGGTCTATGTTTAAACAACGTGCAGCTTCTTTTAATGCACCAGATGCTTTCATGTATGAAAATGTACGACATTGGTATACATATTTGTATTTTTCTTCGAGATATTGAATGACTTCTCCACGTCTTACCTTAGAACAATCGTTGTCTACGTCTGGTGGCGACACACGATTTGGGTTTGCAAACCGTTCAAAATACAAGTTGTTTGTAATGGCATCCAAAGAGGTAATATCTAATAAATATGCACACTCACATCCGCCTACTGAATTATGAACAATCGTTTGATTGCCAATGTATGAGTGGTCTTCAGCAACTTGAATATCATATACAGTAGTATCTTTTTCAGATACAGATTCAATAGAATGGACTTGATGAACAAAATAATCATCTAAATCTAAATTAGGTTTTGCCGTCTTTTTAGACAAAGAACAATCAAACCATTCGCCAAACAATTCTACAAATCTGTCATAGTAAGCTGGTTTAACAACCGTTTTGTATTCGTTACACCAGTTTTCTTTTTTATGAACTCTTTTTAGTATATAACTATCAATACCAAGCGTTGATAGTATAAATTTAACTTGTGAGCATAACTCATAATTTATAGAACTGTAGTTTATTTTGTCTTTAGCCGTAATTATTTTTGGAACAAAACCATCGGTGGCAAATAAACCTTTTAGCAATTCTATTCTTTGCTCTAAAGTGCCATGCACCAAAAAATCTGGGATATGCTTCGTTGCAGCATTTTCTCCAAGCATCTTTTTTAACACTTTGGCAAATACTGTAGAGTATGTGTGTATTTGAACACAAGTATTTCTTTTGTTCCAGCTTTGAGAAACATCATGACAAAACAAAGATTGTACCAAAGAAATATAGTCTTCTCTATATTTATCTTGTTTATTATTGAAAGCACACCCAAAATTCCAGTTATTTTTTTTATGAGTCCAGCCATTGCCGATAAAATACCCTATAAATCGAGCAAGGTTCCCTGTTACTAATAAATATGGACTGTATTTATTTTTAACGGCTTCAAAATGCTGATTTCCTAAGAAAATTAGTCCGTTTTCTTCTCTGTATCCATCGAGGTATGTTCTTAAATCAATTTTGTCTAATTGATATTTTGTATCAATAGAGCATTTTGGATAAAAAACATAATCTCCGACTTCTAGCTTTCCAACAGGAATCCATTGCGGTTCTGGCTTTATTTTATGGCAACATTTTTTCTTACAATTTACTGAACAGTATTTCCGTAATTTTGTATTACCATTATACATAACACATTCTTTTTGTTTAATTGCAAGGAATTTATGGTCATTCGTATAATTCATTGGGTCATTTGAAGACACTTTAATCGTAGTCAATGGCTCTTTAATCTTGTAAGAGAAAACATTCTCTACTATTCTTGGGTTGCCTGTATGAGATACCACAACATCCCCAATTTGAACATTCTCAATATTCTTAGTCATACCATTAGACATCAATACTTTAGTACCTTTTTCGGAGCAACCACGACCGTGACCAACTGGAATATCACGTTCACGACAAGCATCGAGAATATCTTTGGTAATCAACAGATAATCCATATACCCAACTTGCTCCAAAATGTCAATCTCGTGTAACACACGCTCGTCAACACGCTTTTTAAATTCAGGCGTGACCTTGCCGATAATCTTTTGTTTATAGCCATCACGCAACGCCTGTAGAAACACAGGTTTGACATCCCCATCTTTAACAAACTTTGGGTACACATCAAGGTTGAAATCAACCTGTGCGTTACATTTGTCAAAAATAACATTAGTATTCTCAACCATTGTTTCAACCATGTCAACACCAAATTGTGGATACAGACGGTCAAACACTTGTGCTTCCGATTGGATAAAGAAATCGTTTGAACCATAGTATTGGTCTTCATCATCATCTTGTGAACGACCACGGAACGCCTTGTGCAAGCCATAGTCTTCTTCATGCACATAATGAGAGTCACAAGCAGCAATCAATGGCACATCATATTTTGCACCCATTTCTGCCACCATTGCATTAAAACGCTTTTGGTCTTCATGTTGATACGTATGAATTTCAAAATACAAGTCGTCACCGAAGATGTCTTTGAACTGCGGAATTAAAGACTCACGGTTATCACCCTTTAGCCATCCACCCATGCAAGCAGACGTACAGATTAAACCCTCGGAGTACTGCTTGATTATATCTAAATCAATTCTTGACTTGTAATAATAATGTCGATGTGCTTCCGTTGTCAACTTGAATAAATTTTCAAGACCAACTTGATTCTTCGCAAGGAACAGTATATGTGAATACGATTTATCTTTGATGGTCACATCATACGTATAGTACAACTCTGACCCCATCAACAGTTTTAAATTCGTGTTATGTTTCTTGTTGTATTTCTGTAGATGCACATATGTGTCAATCAATCCAGAACAACCATTATGGTCTGTGAGTGCAAACCCTCGTTGCCCCAATTCGTGTACACGCTGGATAATGCCATCTACAGAACTGATTGCATCTTTCATACCATAGTTTGAAAACTGTGAGTGCAGATGCGTATGAATAAAGTTATCAGCCATATTTTTACCTCCGATGAAAATTCTTAAATTCACTATTGACAGTATACCACAACTTGTGCGATAATACAAGTGCGGAAACTTTTACCGCAAAAGTATTTTTCCACAGAAAAGGAACAAAAGAATATGGCAAAAGAAAAACCACTTGACAAGATTACTGATGTAATGACACCTGTTGGTGAATCTGTGTTTGTGAAAATCAATGGAGTTATTGACGACTTCGCTGGTGGTCGCAAGTACACGGTGACAATGCATTTGGATGATGCAGATGCAGAAGCCTTGAAAGAAAAGTTGGTTAAAATCTGGGAGTCTTCCAATACTTGCAAACAACGTGAAGAAAACGGTAAAGAAACAGACCGTCCAACATTCACATTGACCAAGAAAAAAGACTACGGATACCAACTAAAGGCATCTACGCAAGTTGAGTTTACCGACAAAGACGGCAATACACATGAGAATGTGGTTCGTTTGGTTGACGGTGACAAAAAACCAATGGACGAAAAGACTGCTATCTGGAGTGGCTCTAAGATTGCCCTTTGGATTGGTGTACGTCCATACGAAACTGCTATGATGTACGGTGTATCTCTCAAACTTAAAGGTATTCAAGTCATTGACCTTGTGACTGGTGGTGCTGGTGGTGCTTTCGGTGGTGCTGCATCCGATGATGTTGGCTCTTATGGTTCTTCCATGAGTGACACATTTGACACTTCCGAAGACATCCCATTCTAACAAAAGAAATTACCTTGGTCTAAAACTAAATATGGAAAACCAAAATCAACCCAAGTCAAATACGGCTTGGGTCTTTTGGCGTTCAAATAATGGTTGTATATTCTGTGTAAAACATACGGTTAAAATTCATAAAAATACATAAGAAAACCCCTTGACAAAATTAGACTTTTGTGATACCCTATCAAACCTAAGTTTAAAACATAAGAAAATACTATAGTTTGCTCTCCTATGTGAAAACAAAAGTTTCATACAAGGGTTTTCTCTCTTATGTTTTTCACCTAGGTTTAAAACTTATGTCCATACCTAAGGTATGCTCCTAGGGTTAAAACATAAGTGAATACTTGTTTGGTTATCTTTTGTATTCTTCACTTACGTTCAGAAATACAAAAGATAACACGAAACTGGAGTAAAACGGCAAAGCCGTAACCGCCCTTGGCGGTTGTTACAAGTCAGATAATAATTTGTGTTGACTTGTCCATTTACGTATGGTACAATGTATGTGTATCAAGTCGGAAAGAAATTGAAAGGAGGTCATATCATGACGGCACAAAACTTTATCGACAAGGACTTTAAGAAGAAAGCATGGACACTTGCCATGATGTACTTTAAGAAATGTACAACCAATGGTGCGTTCCATAACGGTAAACCGTCTTCCGAGTTCTTTAAAGTACGTTCGTTCTTCATGCAGATTGACGAAAACTCGATGTTAAAACTGTACAAGTATATGGACACACTAGAGAAAACAGAAATGTCGCTTACCGATGTGTTCATTGCAGCAAACGAACTTAATGCTAAAGAATTTGCGAAAGCCAATACGAATACGGTTATTCGTGAACGGCAAGCATTTGACTTGAATAAATGGTTTGACGATAATGCGTAAAGTCAAACAACTTGGATTCTTGGTCGTCAATAAACAACAACCAAAACCCAAACGATACATCAAGCGATTAACCGTCAATGGTCTAATCAGACGAAAGAAGTTATTCAGATTTTGGTATACATTGAATTGCACGAAAGAAGAAGATATTCTGACTTCATTGAAAGAACCAAAAGCAGTTGTTATCTTTGATGCGTTTACCGTTGGTTCTCTGCTTAGATTAACTTTGAATGGACGTGTGGAATCACATACTTTAAATTCTGATAATTGTACATTCGGTTGGTATAAGCGTTGCATAACAACGTATTTGTTTATTGTTGACCATAATCGGAATCGTACATTCGTATTCGGTCACAAAAAACGCAAGATTACTACAGAACGAGAATTATGGGAATCAAGCGATATAAATTATTGGGGGGCGTAACATGGATTCATTTATTCGACTACAACTGACAACGGCAACGATTGTCAGACATAATCTAATACATCTGTTGGAGTTTATACGGATAAACCACATCAGTTCCATACAGAAAACGGAAGATGGCTGGCTGGTATTGGAAAACGATAAAAACGCATGGACACGTAGGGCAACTGATTATACGTTCATAGGTATTAATGATGTTCTTCCAGATGGTGTTATATCGGTTGAAAACTTTTACCAAAATAGATACGAGTTTTTGGACAAGATATTTACAACCAATGAAGATATATCCAAAGTCATATACGATTTGTACGACACTTTAATTAAACTGGCGAATATCTATCAAGAGCCATACAATCCAAAAGATACATTGTTCTTGTATGACCATGCATCCATCTATAGAATTGACAACAACGGAGAACAACACTTTGTTACACACATTGAGAATGTTCCGAAGTATATCCCATTCAAACAAGTGTGTCAAGACAAAGATATTATCTCGGTAAGAACGGCAGTCAGTCAATTGTATGACTTAAAATGTTGCATTGACCCATCTATTGATTATCAGTTGCAACAACAGATAAGAACACTACAGGAGGAATACCCATATGAATACGATTTCGACCTTAAAGTACAAGATTGACCTACAAGAGTTGGTTGAAGAATATACGACCCTTTCACGAAACGGTGGTAAAATTCCAAGGGGTACTTGTCCAATATGTCACGGAGATAATCCAACAGAGTTTTGTATTCTTGGTGACAGATACTATTGTCACAAATGTGGTTCATCTGGTGATGTAATTGGTTTTTATTCCGAAGTAGAGGGTTTACCGTTCTATCAAGCGGTTGAAGCCTTGGCAGAAAAATACGAGGTGTCTACGGACGACCCTGTATATCAAAAACAGAAAAGCATCGTTGGTCAGAACACCAAAATTGCCATCAAGTATCATAAAGCCGTTGATGCCGTTCGTGAATACATGAATGTCAAACGAGGTATTAACGATGATACGTTGGAAGATTTTCTGATTGGTTATGACAAGGGTGGTTTCTTGGGTGTACAATCGTCTGGTATCGTGATTCCAATTCAAGATGCCTATGGTCGTATCGTTGGTTTTTCCAAGAGAAGATTGGAAGAAACCAATGAACCAAAATATAAGAATACCAAAGAAGACGATGTGTTTGTCAAGCGACAACTGTTGTTTAATTACCATCGTGCGGTCAAGATGTTGCATCCGAATGGTGTACTTCATGTTGCCGAGGGGTATCTTGATGTCATGTCTGCACATCAACAGGGTATTCCATGTGTTGGGTATCTTGGTGGACGACTCACAAAAGACCAGATTGGTTTGCTCTGGGAATTACAAAAGCGATACAACGGAGATATTACGTTTGCATTGGCGGTTGATAATCCAGAGTGTGATGCGACTGGTCGTAAAGCATTGTTAAAAACAAGGGAAGACATCAATAAGTACGCACCAGATTTAAACGTGCGTGTGGTCAAGTATCCGAAAAATGATGAGTAAATACGACAATCTACCGAAAAGAATCGGAATTAGAAAACAAATGTGGATTCGTGCAAACTGTATGTATTGCGAACCACCATATAATTACGAATGTAAATTATGTTTGCGTTGTTGTGTCAATCGCAAAGGTAAAACAAGAAATCGTTGTGGTTTTAAGAAAGCTGGGTAAACAATGGGATATGCACTATTAGATGGCACTTGTGTGTCTTCGATGATTAACAAAGAATATACTGTGAATGGTTATCGGTTTATTACTCAATTTGACAATGGATGGATTTCCATTCGTTTTTTAGATGATGTTCCAACCAATTGTATCAATCAATTTAGTAACATTGGTGCGTTCAATGAATACATCGAATATTTGAAACGTAAGCCACATCACGATGATTATATAGCACGAACAACGGAGGATAACAATGGACAAGATAACATCTGATAAGCTATTTGAGATTAACCAGATATTTAACTTTGTAGAACCGATTAATAATCCTATGGAGTTAACAATTGGTGATACGTTGTATAACATTCATGTTTATGCTGGGTATAAAATTATGGTAGACAATACGGTAACACATACGTCTACAGACTTTAAAGACTTTATGTCGTTCCATGATTTTGTAATGGAGGTTTCATAGATGAAAACATTGTATATGGTTAAATACGGTTGTGGACAATGGGAAGATTACCATGAAGACATTGAATATATGTATGAAACATTTGATGATGCCAAACAGAAATGTCTACAGTTGCAATCTGAAATCGACAAACGATTACAAGATAACCAACATTGGTATGATACGTTGAATAAATTGGACGAAGAAGACATCGAAAGTGTTTACAACGAAGTTGTTAGCCAAACAACCTTTGTTGTTGCGTTCTTTGAATTTATTGATTCCCCAAAGGATTTCCCAGAAATCTTAGAGTTGTTTGATAAAGATATGCAAGAGAAGTTTCTGTTGTATGCCGAAGCAGAAGAACACGTAGACTCAATCAGTATCTTTGATAATGAATGGGATAATCCACATTACTTTATGTCTGTATACGAATGGCTAGACGATGGTTCAATGAAATGGATTGATTCCTTTGGTTCTGAAAAGCTACAAGAAATGTCATGTTTGGAAAGAAATTAATTTTATGTGTTTTTAAAAAATCTTGTTTTTATAACCTTGACATATTGTGTATCCTGTGATATATTAATAGTGTAAGAACGATGGTTGAGTTGCCTAAAGTCTTAATCCATCGTATATTGGGATTAGATTCCCAATTAACAAAAAATGTTCGTCCTATTGGGTTTTAAATCCCAGTTTTTTTAACGAAGTGAGGTAAAATTATGAAAGTTGTATCTATTAAAAACTTATTTGGCGATAATGACTTTAAGTGTTGTTGCGAAGAACACGTTCTTATTAAAGACAATACTAAATATCTACCCTTAGAAATCACAGAATATAATGGGTTCTACTATTTACCTAGTTGGGTACAGGAGGTTGACTTCGAATGAATGTATTAATCGCTTGTGAGGAGTCACAAACCGTCTGTAAAGCCTTTAGGGAACTTGGGTTTAATGCCTATAGTTGTGACATTGTGGAATGTTCTGGAGAGTATCCAGAGTGGCATTTCAATGTAGATATATTCGATGTTATCAAACGCAAGGGTGGAGTTACCCAAAGCGGTAATCTTGTGTTTGTTGACAAATGGGATTTAATGATTGCACATCCACCGTGTACGTTCTTATCCTCCAGTGGTGCAAAATGGTATTATCACCCAGACGACAAAGATTTACCGACTGAACAACGTAGACCGCATCCACGGTTTCCACATCGGAAACAAGACCAAGATGCAGCCGTTGATTTCTTCATGGCGTTATACAACACAAATATTCCGTATATTGCTATTGAGAATCCTGTTGGTGTTATGTCTACGAGATTCCGTAAGCCAGACCAGATTGTACAACCGTATATGTTTGGCGACTCAGCACGTAAGACCACTTGTTTGTGGCTTAAGGGTTTACCACCATTGGAGCCTACCAATATAGTATCCGAGGGCGAATCCATTGTATTCCGTAGTGGTAAGAAAATGCCAAAGTGGTACTGTGATGCATTAACAAATGCGAAAACCGATGCAGAACGTAGGAAGTTACGGTCTAAAACATTTGATGGTATCGCACAAGCAATGGCATCTCAATGGGGAACATTTGTTAAACACGAAATGGAGAAAAGCAATGATTGATTTCTTGGAAAAACATTATATCTTTTTCACACGATTTGTTTGGATTGCAACTTATATTATCCTACTAGGCGTACTTGATTTTTACAACGTGTATAAAATCAACGATGTACCGACATTTATCTGTTTTATCTTCGGTATCTATTGGCTTGCCAAGATATTGACCGCCATGATTGTCATTGGTGTTGCAGCCTTGTTACAAATCAATGTTGACATCGAATTAAAATCATCGTTTACAATCAACGATAAATACATTTTTTAAACCATAGTGCAACGAAGTGAGGGAAAAATTATGAAATACAGAAACGGCAACGCTAGTGTGTGGCTTGATTTACAAGACGGCACACGCATTATTGAATATCCAGATAACGAACCATTGACACTACAGACACCACTCAATATTGATATTCGTGTATCTACACAATGTCCATACGGTTATAATTCTATCACTAAAAAATCTACTTGTGAATTTTGTCACGAGTCTGCATTGGTAAATGGACAAGAGTGTGACTATGGTCGTTTACTCTTAGTATTGACCGATGCAAAATTGCCACGTGGTACAGAAATTGCCTTAGGTGTCAATGAAATCACAGACAATCTCACACAGTTTATCAAGAATTTATGGAAACTTGGTTTGGTTGTCAACATTACAATGAACGAGCGTTATATTTTGCAATATGGCGACACACGGCTTAAAGAGATGATGCCATATGTATATGGTCTTGGTATCTCTTATCGTTCTTTACAGGGTTGTTTATCACTACCAGATTGGATTGCAGAATATCCACATACTGTTATCCATGTGATTAATGGCATTGATGATTTTGACGATGTAAAAGAACTGGGTGTAAAATACCGTAAGTTATTAATCTTGGGCGAAAAAGACTTTGGTTTCAACAAAGGCAAGGTTGATTTAAACACGCCACAACATAAACAATGGAAATCGAATGTAATGCAATTGACGGAAATCTTTGACATTGTATCCTTTGATAACTTGGGGTTGCAACAATTAGAAATCCGTGGTAAAATTACAGATGAAGAATACAAATCGTTTTACCAAGGCGAACATTCCATATACATCAATGCGGTGGAACAATACTTTGCTCCCTCCAGTAGAACACGGAATAACATCAAACGCTATAGTGAAACTGATTTACGTTCGTATTTTCAATATTGTGAATCACAGGAGGTGTCGCATGATACTAATTAGAGCAGGCGTATTTGAAACCAACAGTTCTTCTTGTCACTCAATGGCAATCGTTGGACGATTACAAAAGAAAACGCCAAAGGATGCAACTATTACAGATATATACGGAGAACTTGGGTATACTCCAATGTTTGATAATGTTGTATGGAACGTGAAGTTTGAAGATTACTTGTGGAAAGAACAACAGTTATGTAATTCCCAAGAAAAACTATGGTTTTTGTTGACAGATGTCTATAAAGAATGTACTTTTGATATTGCGTTTAGAGATGAGTTCTATCTAAAGGTTAAACGATGGTTGTTTGATATTGGTATCACGTTAAAAGAACCAGAGTATGATATTTTGGGTGATTATGTTGGTGAAATACTATCACAATCTATAGTATCCGAGGAAATGTTTCAGCAACCAGCAGACTTATATGAATATTTGTTTGATAACGACCTCGTGATTGACATTTGTTCATGTGAGGTAGAATCGGAGGACTGGTAATGGATTTACAAGACCAACATTCTTTAGAATGCCTATTAGAATCCCCAGTTGGTATTCGTTGTGATACTGATATGATGCCGTCATGTTTAGACCGAGTTAAACATATTGTGTTATACTTTGATAGTCTTTACGCTAAGGTTCAAGATATATATATGGGGTCTAATGGTCGCTACTATATGTTAGAATGTTATGAAGAATACAATAATAAGAAAAGACATCTTATTCGTTTTATCGAAGTCGAACATAAGATGAAAATTCTTGATTATTTTATATCCAAACAGGAGGAAAACCAATGAAACTAATACGCAATGGGGTTTTTGAAACAAACTCCAGTTCTGCACATTCGTTGGCATACAAAAATACAGTCTTGCGTGATTACAATTACAAACCAAAAGACGACTTGTGTTTCGCCACAAAAGAATTGCATCTAACAAAAAAACCAAAGGAATACGAAATGTATTCGTATATGCCTTTGTATTTTGATGAATATGGTTGGGGATTTGATGTGTTATCTTCTCCAGCAGAAAAGCTAAGTTATCTAATGTCGTCCGTTTACCAGTATAAAACTTGGGGTGTTATTAAAGAAGACCCATTTTTTAAACAAGTAATCAAATGGTTAAACGAATTAGACATCGTTGTCAATCTACCAGAACAATACGGTGACTCTAGTGAAGTTGACGCATATGTTGACCATCAATCTTGGAATGTCGTTACAAAGGATATGTTCCAAACCAAAGAAGATTTGTTGACATATCTATTTAATAACGACATTGTAATCCATATTGAAAACGACAATTCGGACATCATGCAAGATTGGGTTGATAAACCAAAAGAAACAATGGGTTATAACGCAGCAATGTATTGGTGTGTTTCTCAATATAAATGCGTAAGACGTAAATCTTGGAAAGATGGCGTGTATCTAATTTATGATGTCCTTAAGGATGGCGATGGTTGTTATCACTTAAGTTATCTGTTGATTGATAACAAGTTAAAAAGCGTTTATACACCAACAGTAGATGATACACAAGCATCCGACTGGACAGTTGCTTTGGAGGTAAATAAGTATGAAATTAATTCGTAATGGTGTGTTTGAAACCAACAGTTCATCCGCACATTCTCTTGCGTATGGCACAGAATATATTTTGCGTGGTTCTCGTTGGTATCAACCAACTGAAGAACATGACTTTAGTAATCCAATGTATCGCCTAGATAAAGTACCAGACCAATACCGTGGATATACCTTTTATGAATGGCTTGGTGAATACGGTTGGGGATATGATGTATTGACGACACCGCAAGAAAAGTTTTCGTATCTGTTGACACAAATGGCAGACACATCGGAAGAACTGCATGAGTCAACCGATTATGAAACCATAAAAGAAATGGTCGAAGACATTGGTTGTGAAATTGTTCGATGTAATGACCAAGATGGATACGTTGACCATGAAAGCTATGGTATTGTTAAACCATCGTTATTCAAATCTAAAAAAGACTTGATTACGTATCTGTTTAATGATAACATTAGGGTATACATTGAAAATGACAATGACGAATACCAAGAATGGTACACTGGAGAAAAATCAAGATGGTAACATTCATTGATTTATTCGCTGGCATCGGTGGTTTTCACTCTGGCTTAACCAAAGCTGGTATGGAATGTGTCGGTTGGTGCGAACAAGATAAATACGCACAAGAATCATACCGTGCGTTATATCCAACGGACAATCTTTGGTTTTCACCAGATATTCGTGCATTAAACGGTACAGAGATGCCGTATGCAGACCTGTGGTGCGGTGGTTTTCCATGCCAGTCGGTATCCATTTCTGGTCTTAAACACGGCATGGAAAACACTCGAAGTGGTTTGTTTTATCAGATTACGAGGCTATTAAATGAAACAAAACATAAACCCAAATGGTTGCTTATTGAGAATGTTAAAAACCTCTTGTCAATTGACAACGGATGGGGATTTTACTCGGTTTTGTCTGAAATGGACAAAGCAGGGTACAGTATCGTATGGCGTGTGTACAACACAAAAGACTTTGGACTACCACAAAACCGTGAAAGGGTGTTCATTATCGGACATCTTGGAAACGACTGTCCATCCGAAGTATTATACAGACCCAACCAAAGCGAACAATCTATTGTTCAAGTCGGAAACATAATCAAAACAACTTCTTTTGGTGGCAATCCACAACGAGGTCGCATCTATTCACCAGATGGTTTATCTCCGACTTTGACGTGTGTCAAGGGTGGTGGTATTGAACCAAAGATATTATTATCGAAAAATCCCAATGTAATACGCAAGTTAACCCCAAGGGAATTTTGGCGATTACAGGGATTTACAGACCAACAATTTGATACCTGTGCAAAGATACAATCGAACGCACAATTATATAAACAAGCTGGGAACTCTGTAAGCGTTCCTATTGTATATGAACTTGGGAAGAAAATTATTGAACATCACAGGAGGTTACATGAGTAATTTTATCGACCGTTGTTTGGAAGCCGTTTGGCAATCTATTGATTATGACTGGGAAGTGGCGGATGTATTTACAGATAAATGCGATGAACTGTTTGAGTCTTTGAATGTTGTATGGTTCTCAAAAACATTGCAAAATCATAAAGCCTTGGTAATGTCAACCAATAGTCTTTTTGACCATACTTATTGGGAAGTTACATACAACGGTGACAAAGATGAGTATTATGTTGATGAATACAAGAAGCAATCCAATACAGTAGTCTTGGGAGCAGACATTGATGAAACAATGTAAAGATTACAATGATTTACTTGTACAGGACTATTCCATTGGTTCTCTTGAAACAGAGCCTTTGGATATTGCTTGTTTAAATGTCTTGTTGGAAGAATATCCAAAACAAGAAGACCAATACAAAAAGGCATCTCGGTTTTGTAAATCCGTACACGATTCAATGGTGCTTGCCGACATTGCCACGCTATTGGCAAAACGATGGGGTCGTTCCATTGAAGATGTCAAGAAATATCTGGATGTATCTGCTACCAATGAAGAAGAACTTTGGGGTAAAACACATGGATTTTCTGATTCGTTTGATGACTTAAAATCATTCATTGGTCAAGATGGTGTTCCACTTGGGTTTCCATCTTTGGACTTTGCCTTGAACGGTGTCAAGCGTAGAGAAATCGTATTGCTTGGGGCATATACCAACCAAGGTAAATCATTTGTTGCAGCCAAAGTTGCTGCACATCGGTTGATGGATTCCAAAGATAATCTATTGATTTTCTCAATGGAGATGCCAAGGGGTCAATTCTTGGCAAACATCGTGGAAGAAATCTTGGGTGTCGATGAAGATACTTTGGTTGAAATGTTAAAGACCGAACAAGGTGTTGAGGTATACTCTAAGGTGTCTGCCATACTAGATAGGCGTGTTCGCTTTGTTGATGAACCGAATAAAACCATTGACGACCTAGAGAAGATAACCGAAGCGTGTTATGCTAATGATTTTCCTGTGGATTTTGTCATATTTGACCACTTTCATTTGATACCACAGATTGACGACATTCCTGTGTTGTCAAAAAATGCCAATCAAATGAAAGAATATGTTAAGAAATTTAATCTTGTGTTGTTCATGCTTTGTCAGTTCAATGAGGAATCACAATCTAACTACAATACGGACAAAAAGAAGAAACCGTATGAAGCCATGCTACGCCACATCAAGGGTGCTAATGCTTTAAAAGCGATAGCAGACATTGTGTTGTTATTGTGGCGACCATACAAGACGGATACACAATTGGATTTTGACGAACGTGATAAAATCAAGAATGTGTCATGTATTAAAATCGGTAAATCTCGTAGAAAACTAAGGGGGGCAGCCGATATATTCCAATACAAGGTAAACGACAAGACTACGCATATGGAAGAAATCAATTATTTTGAATAAATATTGTATTTTCTTGTTGACATTATTATGGGAATATGTTATTATAATACTGTAGTTAAGTGCTACGCCTCCTTTCTTTAACATAGCCGATGCAAGTGGTTGCCCCTACTTGCGTTGGCACACATGGACTGTTGCTGGGTTATGGTCAAAATTTGCATAAATTGTCATGTCTGACTAACAGGTTCGATTCCTGTACAGTTCTATTGCTACAAGCAAACGTTTATCAAAAGGTGTGCCTGTTGTACACATCCCAAAAAGACAACACGTGTTGATTGATTACACGACAACAAATCAAACATACGGTGCTTGCTGCCGTCACTCAGTAAGCGTTATATGTGACGAGAAAACATATCAGAGATAACTGTAAACCATCACTAGAGATGTCAACCTAGGGTCTTGTGCCATTCCATAATTGCACACGCTAGATAAAGCGACAACAATCATATGTAGAAATGTAAGTTTTATTACTATACTACGAATTTCTTACTGCCGTCAGACCAGACGTTAAAATCCGCAGTCGTTGAAGTGCGATAAGCAACGAGGTGTATACACATCTACCGCCGATGAGTATAGACGTATATGAACATAAGACACCGTGGTTGCAACCTTGCGGTGGTCGAATGATACAACAAGGATTGTATGGCGGTAGATATGGATGGTTGTCAGAGTGGCTTATTGAGTTTCTTTGCTAAAGAAATGTTGTTGCAAAACAACCACAGGTTCAAATCCTGTACCATCCTCCATTCGGCACTTATATACTGTCGTCATAGGTTTGTCATACCATGGATGCCTTACTGTATATACCACGCAATAATCATGTGTTAGTTCAACGGTAGAATATCTCACGCAAATGGTAGAGCATCTGGCTGTTAACCAGAGAGTTATAGGTTCGAGTCCTATCCCAAGAGCCACGTTGTGGTGTAGTGTAATGGTAACACAGAAGACTTTGACTCTTCTATTCTAGGTTCAATCCCTAGCACCACTACCATATATGGAAAGCTGGCAGAGTCTGGTTTATTGCAACAGTCTTGAAAACTGTCGAACAGAAATGTTCCGTGAGTTCAAATCTCACACTTTCCTCCAGAGCCACGATACATATGGTACGCCATTGTATCACCGAATAGATTACTTAAGGGTTTTCTATTCGGCTGGCATACTTCGTGTTGACTTGGTGATACCAAAGATACACGCATAATTTTTCCTCCTGTTGGGTTGAGGTAAAATCTCAACCCTTGGATGTCACTATAGTTTAACTGGAAAAACGATTGTGGTTATCAGACACAATTAATACAGGTTCGATTCCTGTTGGTGGCTATGCATAAAAATCCTGTACCGAGGGGTATTGGTCGTTGAGTTGCGACATCGTGAAATATGGAACGTATGCCATTTCGCAACAACATAATTATTATGAAGCGTTTACCATGAACGCAAAACCAAAAAAGACACCTAAGTATTTTACCTCCTTTCGTACTTGGGTGTCTTTTTTTGTTTCTTCTTAAAGTTGACAACCACAGTAAAATACTGTATAATTAATATATGGGGTTACAAACAATGAAAGAAAATTCGTTTTTATGTCCAGATGGTCAAACCATATTGGTCAAAGATTGCATGAACCAATGTCGTATGGGTCAACGATGTTTGGCGAAACCGTTGTTGGTTAATGCGAGTCGTGTTCGTGACTTAAACCGAACAAACTTTAGTGTCACCGAGGTGTTGTCACCAACGCTCTATATGTATCTAAAGGCAACCCATAATGAAACCATTAATCCGTTTTCATCTATTGCTGCAACGGTTGGTACATCGGTTCATGGTATACTGGAAAACTGTTTGCCACATAATTACGCTGGTGAGTTTCGGTTAAATTATAGGGGATTGACTGGTCAAATGGACTGTATCGACCTAGAACACCACACGTTATACGATTACAAAGTCGTTGGTGCATACAAATGTGCAACCATGATGGGCGGTAGACCATTGTGGAAACCATATACAATCAAACGTGGTAAACGCAAAGGTGAAACCGAGATGCGACAACAATGGTTTTATGACGGTTTGCATCACTATGGTGATTACTGTAAACAACAAAATCTATACAGAATATTGTTGAACAAACACGGTATACCAATTAAGGATATGTTTTTGCAAGTAATCATTAAAGAACCAATCAATACAATCAAGACATTCAACTTGGATAAACAATGTTATTTAATACAATTACCAAAGATGAATGACCAACGATTGCTTGATTATGCATTATATAAAAAAGATGCTTTGGTGACTGCTATTGCAACCAATAAGATGCCACGACAATGTTCCGCCAAAGACAGATGGGTGTCTAAAACATATCCAATGGGTCGTAGATGTAAGGATTACTGCTCGGTGTCATATTGTTGTCCGTATTATAATAAGGGGAATTAAATGGTTAATATCAAAACACAAGAATTTAGGACACTTGATAAATATCGCATTACTGCAATTAAGCGACAAAGCCGAACGGCTTTTGTCAACGAAGTTAAAGTTGGTGATGAGTTCTATTTATGTACAAAACTACATGGAGAGAAAACACAAGCTGGTTATCTTGCACCACGAGTACGGTTGTATTTCCCAGATAAAAACCGTTATACAAAATACACAACGCAAGAACGTATGCAGCAAATCTTTGGGTTTAACTTTGATGTTGAAGTTGTGAAAGAAGTTGTGGAAAAACCAATCGAATATACTGGTGGTGACGTATAATGATTCTTGTCGGTCGTGCTGGTAGTGGCAAAGATACGGTGGCAGAACTGTTATGCGACAATCTACCAAGATATGCTTTTGCGGATGCCTTAAAGGAAACAATCCATGTGATTCAAGAACAAGGTGTCAACGCTGGTATGGAATATTTGTCTTCCCTTAGTGGACATTCTGTTGAAGAACTACAGGGCATCTTGCCAGTTGTACAAACAATTGAAAAAACGGTTCTTGATGGCAAACAACGTGGTCATTTACAATCGTTGGGAAACGGTTTACGAGCGTTGTTTCAAGACTTTTGGA